CACAAACCGAGTCATGACGAGTCCGAACGGAACGACCTGGACAGCCAGAGCTGCCTCCGAGGCTAATTCTTGGTATTTAGTCTGTTGGTCACCCGAGCTGAGTTTATTTTGTGCCGTTTCAGGTGACGGCACAAACCGAGTTATGACCTCACAGAATCCGGCGATCTACGCGAATTCTCTGAGCCTCGCGACACCTTTAGTTGTCGCTCAAGGTGGAACAGGTATCGCCACAGTCGGGGCAAACACATTCGGCGTCATCATCGGAGGAACGACCGCGACAGGTACTCTTCAAACTGTATCTCCAGGAACCGCGACTCACGTACTCACGAGTAACGGCGCTGGAGTCGCGCCGACGTTTCAAGTTGCAGCAGCGAGCGGCACGACCTTAATCGCTAATGGTGGCACAAGCTCAACGACATCCTCGACTGCAAGGAAGGCGCTGAACACTGCGAAAGCCCTTGGTGGAGCTCCGTTTAACGTCACGACTTGGACAGCCAGAGCTGCCTCCGAAGCTAATACATGGTTTTCCGTCTGCTGGTCACCAGAGCTGAGTTTATTTTGTGCCGTTTCAAACAACGGCACAAACCGAGTCATGACCTCACCCGACGGAACGACTTGGACAGCCAGAGCTGCCTCCGAGGCTAATACATGGTTTTCCGTCTGCTGGTCATCGGAACTGAGTTTATTCTGTGCCGTTTCAAACGACGGCACAAACCGAGTCATGACGAGTCCGAACGGAACGACCTGGACAGCCCGTGCTGCTTCAGAAGCTAATACATGGTATTCCGTCTGTTGGTCTCCCGAACTGAGTTTATTTTGTGCCGTTTCAATCGACGGCACAAACCGAGTTATGACGAGTCCGAACGGAATTACTTGGACAGCCCGTGCTGCCTCCGAGGCTAATCAGTGGTATTCAGTCTGTTGGTCGCCGGAACTGAGTTTATTTTGTGCCGTTTCAAACGACGGCACAAACCGAGTCATGACGAGTCCGAACGGAACGACCTGGACAGCCCGTGCTGCTTCAGAAGCTAATCAGTGGTTTTCCGTCTGCTGGTCACCAGAGCTGAGTTTATTTTGCGCCACTTCAGCCAACGGCACAAACCGAGTCATGACGAGTCCGAACGGAACGACCTGGACAGCCAGAGCTGCCTCCGAGGCTAATCAGTGGCGTTTCGTCTGTTGGTCTCCCGAACTGAGTTTATTTTGCGCCACTTCACCCACCGGCACAAACCGAGTTATGACGAGTCCGAACGGAACGACCTGGACAGCCAGAGCTGCCCCCGAGGCTAATTCTTTGCGTTCCGTCTGTTGGTCGCCGGAACTGAGTTTATTTTGTGCCGTTTCAAGCGACGGCACAAACCGTGTCATGATTTCACAGAATCCGGCGATTCCAGATGCGCGTCTGCTGAACCTGAATGCAGGTCTGTGCAACGGGAGACTGACGCTCACATCGGGAACGGCGGTGACGACCTCGGATGTGACGGGAGCAACGTCGATATACTTCACACCCTATCTCGGGAATCGAATCAGCCTCTACGATGGAGCGAACTGGAAATTTTATACATTTACAGAACGCACGCTCGCGCTGGGAACGCTGACCGCATCCCTACCGTATGATGTGTTTATTTATGATAATTCTGGAACACTGACGATGGAGTCGTTGGCGTGGACCAACGGGACAACACGCGCAACGGCGCTTGTTCTGCAGGATGGCGTACTCAGTAGAACGGGCTCGCTCACACGGCGCTATCTCGGAACGTTTTTCACGACCGCCACAACTACGACCGAGGACAGCGCCAGTAAGCGCCACGTGTGGAACATGTACAACCGCGAGCGGAGGAACTTACTGGCTAATGACGCCACAGTAAGTTGGACATACACAACGGATACGTGGCGTCAGGCTAACGGCATTTCTGCGAATCAGGTATCTGTGATAGCTGGACAACCAACACTGGTTGAAGCGAATTTGCAGGCATTGTCGCACAGCTCCGATGCGTCGAACCGTTTTAGCGCAATCGGAGTCGGATCAACCTCGAGCGCTAGCGGAGACACTCTGGGATACCGAGCTGGCGGATCGTACGCGGACTATGGCTTCGCGACCATCAAAACATTCCAGCCTGCGGGATATCAATATTACGCATGGATCGAGCGTTCTACCGCCAGCGGAACAACTACTTGGTACGGAACAAGTGGGGCCGCTTACAAGTCAGGTATTCACGGATCGATTTTTAACTGAGGAGGTCACATGCGGTTCTTAATTGCGATTCTTTTTCTTTCTGCGTCGGCATATGCGGCTGACGTTGACGTTGACAAGATGGCGCAACTGGATGCGGCGCTGAAGGCCGTGTGTCCCGTGGACGGATTTTCGGCAAACGGCAGGACCATCACCAAGATTGATTTTAAGCCCGAATCCACGACACAGCAGCGCGCGGACGCTCAGGCCGTTGTCTTGGCCTTCGATTGGGATAAAGAAACCTTAGGCACCACTCAGCGCAAAAGTGACATACAGGACATCACGGTAATTTTGGCGAAGCCCGACGCCGATATTTCCGCGGACGAATTCAGGGCACTTATGCTCAGACTTGCGCGACGCTGGCTGCTGGAAACCAAAAATTAAGAATGATTTCAAATGCGGGTCTTGTGACCTGCTTTATTTAAAGTAATGGGAGAAGTAGGTAATGGCAATCATCGAAGCATCACGTAAGAACAGCAGTGGTAGACGTGAAGTGGATATCATGCGTCACACGTCCGTTCCGGCTGTGACGGACGACACAAACACCGACGTCATCGTCGGGACGATCTGGGAGAAGGTCGACGCCGATGGCAAGGTGGAAGAGCGCTACGAATGCACGTCCGCTGCGTCCGGTGCTGCTGCATGGGTTCGCATCGCTCCGGATAACGTCATGCACGTGATCACCGATCCGGGCAATGCTGGCGCGATCCCCGCCACGCAGAGCGGATCCTGCAAGATCGTATCCGCAGGAGCAGAAACGCGTACACTGGCGATCCCGACGTTCGCCGGACAGAAGTTGTCGCTCTATATGGACACCGACGGCGGTGACTGCGTGATTACGTCCGCGCAAAGAATCAACGTCGCCGGAAACACAACGATCACCTTGAACGACGCGGGTGACATTATCAATCTCGAAGCGATACGGATCGCTAACGCCCTCCGTTGGCAAGTTGTTCTGAACACGACGGCAACTCTTGGCTAATTCAAACCCTTACTAAGGAGGTGATCCAGTAATGCCGAACACTGATACATACAATCGTCCTAAACTCGCGGGAGTGAATGCGACCGCGATGGTTAAGTCGATGAAGGTTTCGGAAGGACCGAACGCGGTCGCCGCATTGGATCCCGATACAGGCACCGACGGGATTTTCACATCCGACCATCAGGCGGACTTGACGGAAGGTGGTACTGCAACTGAAGACGTTCAGACGATCATGCGTAGCACCCAGGAAATGATTATTGATGTAGTCGGAAACGTCTCCTTGCAGGTCAAGGTCTTTTCGGTCACGGGAGCAGGTGTTGCGACTCAAGTCGGAGCGACTGCAAACTACCCACATCCGCAGAACATGGACACGATCCAAGCCGACGGAGGTCGCGCGCGTCAGACGTAAACGACTTCACGCTTTGAAGCCCGACTCGCTCACATAGGAGTCGGGCCTTATTATGTAAGGAGTCAAGCGCGTGATAGCGTCGACAGTAGAAATTCAAATCCCTCAGTTGTTCGCCGATCTACTGCCGATGACGCAGAGGGAGATTGCTATTGAACACGCTCCGCTTTATGGACGCTTCAGTCAATTCGTTTTGGCTGAGCTCTTTCAAGTAGCGTCGACATACGTACACCAGGAAATTCTGATCCTCACGCGTCGCGTGGCTATGTTGCAGTCACAGATCGACAAATGGTTGGATAACTGCGGAGTAAAGACTCGCAAGCGAAACAATGGCCTCTGCTTCACAGGGACTGGATCGTCGATCTACATTGTCAACCCAGACGGCATGAACATCAACGATTTCCCTTTCACCTTGATCGACCGATTAGTAGTATGTGAAGCAGAGACCATCCCTCAGCCGTTGTTTCAATCACTGCGGACCCTAGTGCGCGCACAGATCGTATGTATTAGCGTGTATGGTACGGAGGACGATTGGTTCTATCGATGGGCACGGAGCGGAGCAACTCTGCATCGCTTCCCTGCGAACGAGATCATAGTTGCGTTCCCTGATCAGTGCCGTCGATACGAAGAACTGAAAGCAGCGTTTAGTCCGAACGAGATCGCAAGACACTTAAACTTGCAGGACGTACAGGTGCTCTCACGTAAGAAGGCAAAGTATCTGTTATGGGTACTGGACATCATGCCTGCTTACTGCGAGCTCCCACCGTCTAAGATGCATCAGGAGATGGACGGTATCTTCGCGCACATGACAAACAAGCGCAAGCTGAAGATTGTTATCGAAGGACCGCGCGACAGCGCAAAGTCAACTCATGGTGCGGAAGGCTTTGTTTTGTATAGTGTGTGTCATGCTATGGAGACGTATATCCTGATCATTTCGGATACGACTGAGCAAGCATGCAAGCATTTGGACGTGATCAAGGAAGAACTTGTTTCCAATGAGCTAGTTGCTGAGCGTTATCCGGACTGCTTCGGAGAGGGACCTGTTTGGAAGAATAACGCAATCGAAACGAGAAATGGAATAAGAATAGAGGCACTCGGTGCTGGAAAGAAGATCCGCGGTCGCCGCTTCAAGAACCATCGACCCTCGCTTATCGTAGGTGACGATCTTGAAGGCGACGAAGCAATCCACTCGGCAAAGATGCGAGAGCATCGTTTGGAATGGTTCCTAAAAGGTGTGATGAAGGCAGGCGGACCGAACACTAACTTTCTCGTATTAGGAAGCCGCTTGCAGAGCTCATGTCTCGTTGCGAAGCTTGCTGCGTCTCCTGGATGGGACGACTACCTTTATAAAAGCATTATCAAGTTCCCGCACCGGATGGACCTCTGGGCGGAGTGGGAACGGATACTGCGAGACGTCCAGTTGGACAGACCTGCGTACGAGGCTCGCGTCTTTTACGAAGGGCACAAAGAGGACATGGACGCTGGAGCGGACATCTTATGGAAAGAGCGTGAAGATCTTTACACACTCATGCTCATGCGCGCTACGGATGGACACGCTGCATTCGAATCCGAAAAGCAAAACAATCCGATCGACCCTACGAAGTGTGAATGGAGTCCGATCCTGTTCGAGGATCGTTGGTTCACAGATTGGCCGGAGAACTTGCGTGTAGTAGTAGGCGCGTTGGACCCTAGCAAGGGTAAGTCGGACAAGATTGGTGACTATCAGGGAATGGTCGCAGTCGGTATCGATGACAAGTTGCGCATCTACGTGGACGCGGACATCACACGCAGACCGATGACCGAGATGTGTGACGCATATGCTAACTTCCTGAACAATGTGGGAGCATCGGTCGGAGTTTGTGAAGCGGACCAGTTTCAGGAATTGCTCCTACCTGAAATCGAAGACAGCACAACACAGGCTCTTATGACATGTAACATAGAGCCGATCACAACACAGAGTATCAACAAGAATCTTCGCATCCGCCGTTTAGGACCATGGATCAACCGCGGACGTTGTTTATTCAGGAGAGGTAGTCCGGGGATCCAATTGCTCATACAGCAGTTGTGCGAGTTCCCAAACAGTGACCACGACGATGGACCGGACGCTTTTGAGATGGCTCTACGTCGTGCATTGGAAGCGTTAAACGTGACGGTCGAAGACCTAAGGAATCCACTCTAATGCCGAATCCTGGAAAGCGGATTATCGAGCTCCGTCACCCTACGTGGACAAAGACGCACGACTCGATGGTGAACTGGCGTCTCGCGTACGAAGGTGGCGAAGCGTTTGTCAACAAGAACTTGAGACGGTACTCGCGCCGCGAGACTCCAACCGAGTTCACTGAACGCAAGACTATCTCGTACAATCCGTCTCACACGAAGCGCGTGGTAAATTCGATTAGGAATTCCATTGCAGCCAAGCTCAACGAGGTCGTGCGCACTGGCGATCCCGCGTACCAAAAGATTATCCAAGAGGACATCGACAACAAGAAGTCGTCCATCGATTCATTCTTGGCGTCGCAAGTCCTACCAATGCTTCTGGTACAAAAGCGAGCGCTCATATGTGTGGACGCGCCTCCGTTGCCTGAGAAGACAACTAAGGCAGAGGACGACGGTCACCCGTATGCGTGGTTCGTATCTGCGGAAGACTTGCTTACCTTCCACGAAGACGACGATGATGGCATCCTGGACGTTGCGTTGATCCGCGAGTCCATCGATGAGACCGACGATGAGACGGGTCTGACAACTAAGTGTCGGATGCGCTATCGCTTCATCAAGTACCTGAAGCCTGGAATGGAATTCGGTGGCTTCAGCGGCGAAGGTGTATTGATCGCGCTGTACAAAGACAACGGTGAAGAAGACGGCGAGCCTGTGTTTATCAAAGGCATGACGCGACTGCCGTTGATCGACATCAACATTACAACGTCGATCGTGGAGGACATTGTCCGCCACCAGATTAGTTTGTTGAACCTTGCGTCCACGGACATGCAGTTCCTGTATCGCGCGAACTTCCCTGTGTTCACGCGCCAGATCAAGCCGAACAAGTCACTTGCACCTAAGATGGGTACGAAGAAGGTTGCGAGTGCTCCGGCTACTGTGTCACAGAGCTCCGAGTTCGACGAAGACGACAGCAATAATAAAGGTGCAACGCAGATGGGCGTGAGCACTGGATTGCAATACGAAGAAGGACTGAATTCTCCTAGCTTTATTGCGCCGACGACAGAGAATATCAAAATCTCGTTGGAGAAGCAGAGGGCACTGGTAGAAGAAATCCAAGTGCTGAGTGACCTTTCGTTGACGAACTTGTCGATCAAGGCATTGGAGCAATCAGGTAAGTCAAAGTCGATGGACCAGATTGGTAAGGAGGCTGGACTCGCATATCTCGGCACTGTGTTAGAGACCGCTGAGCGAGAGCTTGCGGAAGTCTTTCATGAGTTCCTCTCCTCGGCGGTTGAGTATACTATTACATATCCAACAGACTACTCACTGAAGACACAGCAGGAACGCAACGAGGAGTGCGAGTCGCTCGACAAGGTTAAGAAGCTGATCCGCAATAAAATGTATCAGAAGTCTGTTGAGAAGCGCATTGCAGAGATCGCTACGCGACCGTTTGAATCTGCGGAAGAAGTAAAGAAGATCCAAGACAGCATCGACTTAGAATCTTGGCTCGACGACAATAACGAACGCGCGATCGCGATCCAACAGGATGTGATGAACAAGATCATGTCTGTGCCTACTGCACAAGCAATGCGCGGACTGGATCCAGAGGTGGAGAAGGCTGCACTGGAAGCAGCGGCGTCTGCCGAAGCGGACTTACTAAGCGGCGGGATCGTTGACCCTGTAACAGGTGAGATGGTAGATCCGATTACTGGTGAACCAATGAAGGACAAGATCGATCCACTCACGGGGGAGTCACCCTTCGGTAAAAAGAAACCGTTTGTACCGTTCGGAAAGAAGTAGCCTATGGGTTTCATCGACGGTGTAATTGAGAACCGTGATCGGCTCGATAAGATCACGGATCGTGCCGCGAGGGAGATGGCAAGAGCTCTTGAGGACGCAAGGCAGGAGGCGATTAAGCGTGTCAAAGAGCGAATTAAAAAGTATGAGAAGGACGGTAAGATCGCGGATTCGCTACGAGCGCGCGAGGAGCTCAAATCGGCAAACGCTGATATCCAAGATGCCTTGGATGAAGCTTTGGGACTCACTACTAGGACACTTAAAGCGGCAAAGAGAGAGGCATTCAAGAAGTCCTTTGCCGATACAATCGTCAATGTTGAGGCAGCAACGGGTGATGAAGTTTCGCTCGGAGGCTCCTTCAATCAGGTCTTTCGCAATGCGCTCGCCCGCAGCGAGTCTAAGCCTGTCCTGGGAGTCAAGGACGACAAAGCGTTTGAAGGTGTGCGCAAATGGTCTGAGAAAAAGCTGCGGAGTACCTTTACTGAAGCGATCGCGCGTGGGGATGGAGCGGATACACTGGCGCGAAAGATCTCAGATATAACTGGAGTTGGACAGCGTGCAGCAACGCGCATCGCTCGCACGAATATGACAGCAGTGATGAACGACGCGCAGAAAGCGGTCTACGATAAAAACTCGGATGTCATTAGAGGGTATCGTTGGAACGCTACTTTGGATGGTCGCACAAGTCTTATCTGTGCAACGCTCCATGGCAAGGAGTGGAGGATTGGTGAAGATCCTCCCGGTCCTCCGGCGCATCCCAACTGTCGGTCGGTTCTCATCCCGGTATTCAAGGATGAAGAACTACAAGCCGAGATCGATGCAGACGAGCAGAGAGTTCGCAACATTGGTGGGAAGGGTACACAACTCATCGATGGTGAAACAACGTTTGAGGAATGGCTAGACCGCCAGTCTAAGGACGACCGCGTTGAGTTCATTGGAAGCGAGATTCGAGAAACGCTGTGGGACAAAGGGTACGTCAAGTTCGAAGAGCTAGTTAAGCCCGACTTGACACCACGGACTGATGAAGAGGCTGTGCAGCTTGCTCTGGCCAAGGACCCTAGTAATAGAGAGCTTCGTGGGATCGCTGACGAGATGGAAGTCAAGAAAAAGAAACTAGCAGACATACGTCGCGAGGAACGATCCCTCGCACGCAAGCAGGAATTCGATCAAGGAGAATAGCTGGGAACTCCTGTGGTTGTGAAAGCGACATCGAAGTCTTGGCTGAGCTTGGAGATGGTCAATGAGCGACATTACAAGAAAACGCGGGGACACAGTTATACTTCCGTTCACCGCAACGCACGGCTCCGGTGTGTTGAACTTGACAGGTGCTGAACTGTGGTTCACTGTCAAGGACGGAATCAAGGATAATGACGTCGACGCCATTATTCAGAAGACCATCGGCAACGGCATTACGGTTCTCTCCGCAATCGCTGGCACGCTGGAAGTAAAAATAGATCCTGCGGACACAGAAGAAATCAATATTGCAGGTAGCGAGAAGAGCTTTGTCTGGGACCTGCAAGTAAAGACCGCTGACGATGACGTATACACGCTGGACTCGGGAACGCTGACACTGACTCCGGACGTTACACGCGCAAGCTGAGGATTGTTCACATGGCATACGTACCGATCGTTCCCTACACCGACTTAGAGTTTGCGGATGGTTATTTTGGCGAACGCTTAGGGTCGGAGGCTTGGGACGTTTTGGATAACAATACAAAAGCCAAAGCGTTGAAGCACGCGACAAAGTACATTGACACATTGCCGTTCATCGGGACCAAGACAGACACGACTCTCGATGAAGATAAGCGTCCAAATCAGCCACGTGAATTTCCGCGTGAAGGATACACGGAGATTCCTGACGAGGTGATGGAAGCAACGTGCGAAGCAGCACTGGCAATACTGAACGGTGATACTTTGGAGAACTTGCAGACGCAAGCGGAAGTGACATCTACTAGTACAGGCGATGCGTCTTCTTCCTTCGATACAACGAATCGAAAGATAGACATCAACGATGGGCTCATATCTGCAATGGTGTTGCGTTTGTTGCATGAGTGGCTCATCGATCCAAACGTTGTACGGCTCGAAAGAGTCTAAGTCGTGCGCACCGGACGAGATGTAACGGAGCGGTCGAATCGCCGGACTACTGGCGGGTGAAGTACAAGTCTGGTCCCAGACGAATACGGGATGCGTTGTATCACCTTCGCGGATAGGTGGGATAGGAGCTCGGTGATGGCAGCGAAAAGAGTTCGTTCTTCAGGCAAGACTTATGGGGGGATCTGGTTCTCGCCACCTCGAAGCGTCAAGTTCTTCCCCGAAGATGATCATAGTGGAACTCGCGGTGACGAGGACGACAAGAAAAAGAAAGACAACAAGCAGGACGACGATGATGATGACAAGGGTGAAGATCCGAAGGGAAAGAAGTTTTCCCAGGAACAGGTCGACCGCATCCTTGCCAAAGAGCGTCGCGAAGCAAACACGAAGCATCTCTCGGATACCGAGAAGCTTCTGGCGTCTAAGGACCTCTCTGAAAAGGAACGCCAGAAGCTCGAACAGCGCAAGACCGAGCTCGAAGACGCTCTGATGACTGAGAAGCAGCAGGCAGAGGAGAAGGTCCGAAAGCTCGACAAGGACTGGAAAACAAAGTACGACGAAAAGGAGAACGCTGAGAAGCTTTGGAAACAACGCTTCGGGAAGAGTCTGATTCGTCGCACGATCATGGACGCTGCGAAAGCAGCAGGAGCACACGACGAGACCCAGATTCTCGATATGTTCGAGAATAAGGCCACGACCCGTGAGCTCCTTGGAGATGACTCCAAGCCGACTGGTGAATTCGAAGTTGTTATCGAGATCACTGAGAAGTCGGAAGACGGCAAGCAGACCAAGAAGGTACTGCCGATTGATAAGTACATCATGGAGGTTCATGCTGCACATGAAAAGAGCAAGAATCTCTATGATTCGAACCGCAAGGGCGGAACGGGAAGCCGTCCAGGTTCGAGCGGCGGGAAAGCCGGAGGACCGAAACTTACCGCACGAGAAAGAATCGCACGAGGGTTAGCAGCAGGACAGGAATAACCTGTTCGTTGTTGACTCTCATCATTGGAGGAAGTGAACAATGCCATTATTGACTGCCGAAGCGGAGAAGCTCTCGCTGGATGATCTCCGTGCAGGGATCGTGGAAGAAATCGTTACCACGGACGAACTCTACTCGATCATGCCGTTCCGCCCTGTTGGTGGAAAGGCTTATCTCTACAATCGTGAAGCAACACTGTCCGAAGCGGATTTCGTCGACGTCGGCGATACCATTACGGAAGGTGCTGCAACATTCAATCCCATCACCCAGAAGTTGAAGCGTCTCGTGGGTGACGTGGACGTGGACGATTTCTTGGACGAGACAATGTCTGATCAGAATGATCAGACGGCGACTCAGATTTCCAAGAAGACGAAGGGAATCGCGCGCAAGTTCGCGCGCACGATGATCAACGGCAACGAGACCACGAACCCAAAAGAGTTCAATGGTCTGTTGCAGTTGTGTGTAACGGCGCAGAAGATCGAAGCAGGTGCGAACGGAGCAGCTCTGTCCTTCGCTCAGCTCGACGCTTTGCTCGATCTGTTGAAGACTCCGGGACAGAAGGCGATCGTCATGAACTCCCGGACTCTGCGCTCGTACAACACGCTGTGTCGCGCTCTCGGCGGAACCACACCGGAGCATATCAACTGGCCGGGAGTCGTTGGTCCGATTCCCGCATATCGCGGCTTCCCCATCCTGAAGAATGATTACGTTCCGACGAATCAGGTTCAGGGCGGATCGGGCGCTGTGTGCACGACTGTGTTCGGCGCTGTGCTGAATGAAGAAGAAGGCTTGTGCGGAATCCATACTCGCAAGAATATGGGAATCCACTACAAGCTGATCGGCACTGTCCAGAACAAGGACGCGACCCGTCACCGTCTGCGCTGGTATGCGGCTCTGGCGCTCCACTCCACTTTGGCTCTCGCACAGATCTACGGAGTCAACAACTAACCTCTCTCTGTCGAGCTCTCCCAGAATCTTGGGAGAGCTCGGCGTAGGAGTTACTTGCGACCTTGGGAGGAGTGCTATGACAAACGAAGAAAAGGATACTGAGATTTCAAGACTCCGAGCCTCTGTATCGCGGCGGGATGAGAATGAACGGCGAGAGGTTATAACAAAGCTAGACGTTCTAACGACTCAAGTGCAACGGATGGAAAGTCACTGCGAAACAATTAACACTCACCTGAAGACTTTGCAAGGTGACGTGAAACAGTTGAAGATCGTTGTTTGTGGTGAGCCAGGAAAAGAAGACAAAGCAATGACAACGCGATTAAAGAGCGTTGAGATAACGATCGTTGAAAATAATACCGAAGCTGTGGCTGCTTCAAACAAGAATGCGGAACGCAAATCTTGGGCCTTCCGCATGTCAGTCGGTGCTGCTTTCGTTTCACTCCTTGCATTGTGTAAGGACTGGATCTCAAGGCACTTTTAAACTCGCCCGAGAAGACAAGAGAAAAAGAATGATTAAGGTGACAATAGGGATGGTGAACTACGATGGTCCCGCATCACGAATGAACTTTAAAGGTAGCGTAGCATTCACTAATCTACCTGCGGATCACAACGATCTAGTGCGTCTCAAAGCACTTTATCCTGATACTAAATTTGAGGGATGCAGGGAAGAGGATGTACCTGAGGACATGAAGCCAAAGCCTGTGGAAGGGATTCCACTTGTAGCGGTCGCGTCTGCTCCAGTCGCTCCGAAAGTGGAATCCCTTGACGACGACGATCTGCCGGAAGTAGAAGCACAAAAGAAATCCACTGACGACGATGATGAGGATTTCAAGTCGCTGCCGGAAGTGGAAGTCAATCCAAAGACGGCGAGGCGGATGGAAGAAATGGCTAAAGCGGCAGCTCCGGCTCCCCATTAGCCTGTGGGAGCCCTATACCCATACCCTATGGCAAAGGCCGAGGCAGCTCCGGCTCCCCATTAGCCTGTGGGAGCCTTATTTGCCATATTTGCCTTATACCCTAGGGTATGGGTATAGGCTCCTAGGCGGAGCCACAGGTAAAGGGGGTGGATTTATGAATACTTTGGTCTTCTCTCCTCACACTGCGACGCGAATACGTCCTAAAGTTGAGAAGGGGGATGCGAACGAGACGTCATACGACTACGGGATTACAGCAACACAGAAGAAAAACATAAAAGGTCTGTACCAAAGTCGTCCCGGCGACATTACGTTGAATCTCAGAGGCGAGGACGTTCCCCTAATAGGGATTTTCTACACACGCGAAAAGGACTTCCAAGAGCATGATCAGCTGATAGTCGTAAGCGGTGACTTCGCTGGAACGTATTTAGTTCTTGGGACAGAAATAAAGCACATGGTTCACGGCGGATTTAGTCATGTGCAGATTTCTCTAGCGCGGAATGTGATACCATGAGTCAACCGTTTGTAAAGCTCTACGAAGAAGTTAAACGCGTTCTCTTCGCCGCGACTGCGATTACGACGCTCGTTGTTAAAGAGACAAACATCTACCCTGGAAATGACCCGCATGTTCCGGCGGAAGGACCCGTGATTGTCTTTGGGATCCCAAGTTCAAATTGGGACGCGAAAGCTCGCCGCGGAAATGGAGTGGTCGCTGTAATAGTAGGACATGAGCAAAACCGAATTGAGGCACAACGCATCCTGGATCTTGTACGCTCAGCGATTACAGCATCTTCGCTGACTTCCGCGGGTCGCGTGCGCGTACAGTTGTTCAAAGAAGACGACGGTGGATCAAAGGAATTGGATGGGCTCACAAATCGACGGCATGAGGTGTCGATTTCGTGGGTCTTGAAAATGGTTGACGGGACGGACTAGCAATGGCGCGAGAAGTCTTTGTCAAGTTTGTGCATCATCCAGGAACGTCTGCTCAACCGTTTCTGGGTCCTGCACTGAAATTTGGCGAGAAGGCTCTCAAACGCTTAATCCCACAGGCAGTAACAAAGGTAATGAATGATCCGTCCGCGAAGAACAAACGCGTAGCAACACTGAAGAGGGAATTAACTGAGGAGCTAGATAGAGCAGTTCGAGTTGCAGCACTTGCGACGCAAGCATCTGCAATCAAGAGAACACCCGTCGCGAGTGGAAGGTTGCGTCAGAGTATTAACATACAGAAGCGTGACATAATGTTCTACACGGTTGGAACAAACGTTAAGTATGCGCGATGGGTTGAAGAGGGTACTCGACCGCATATCATTCGCGTGAAGAACAAGAAGGCGCTCCACTTCTTTATGAAGGACTCTACTGGAGCGAAGCAAAGGCGGAAGATCACAAGACTTACAAAGCAGGCAAAGAAAAAGAAGCGGTGAACCGTCAGGGCGGGACGCCTGAGTACAGTCCCAAAGACTCAATTGGAGGACAGGAACATGTCTGTGTCGTTAGCTCTTCCAGGCGGTTCACCCGCTCTATACACGATCGGTGGAACTCGCTTCTGGTTCAATCGTCTGTCCGACGCTTTGGCATCGCCAGTGCGATACGAAGGTTGGAAGGACATGGGAAACGTCGTCGACGACAACTTTGAAGAAGAGAAGGATGAGCTCCCTCATCACTCTTCGCGTCACGGCACTCGTAAGCGCGATCGTAGCTTGCTGCGAGAAATAACCGAAGGCCTTATCATAACTCTCGACGAGTTGTCGTGTGAGAATCTCCGCAACTTCTTCCACGCAGGAGCAATCACGGAAGTCGCTCCCGGAGTAGGCACCGGATCCGTAGCGGCTGAAACGATGCAGATGCGGGGATTTGAGTACAACATCCTCGGCTATGGTTTCAACGCTGGTTCCATCGTTGTGAAGGATATCACTGGCGCAATTACGTATGTCTTGAACACCGACTACGAAGTACGCACGAATATCATTGGTGGATATTCTGCAATCTACCGTAAGGCAGGTGGAGCGATCCTGGAAGGTGATTTCATTCGTGTTGCGTACACGTATGACGTCAAGCAGCACCGAACCTTCGCTCCCGTCACGGCGAACGAAATTCTCGGCAAGGGTATCTTCTTTGCAATCTCCGAGACTGGCGTTGAATGGGTTCGCGAGTTCACCAGCATGCAGTTGGAGCGTGAAGGCTCCATCGGCATCAGCGACCAGGACTGGTCTTCGTTCCAGATGCGCGCTTTGATTCTGGACGACTCCGAAAACAATCCGACGATCCCGCACGGTATCTTCCGATACTACGGCGTCGGCAGCAAGATCTACAGTGGCGCCTCTGTTTAACCAACATGGAGCGCCGAGTAATGTAGCTCGGCGCTCCCCAACCTCTTTCAAAGGAAAAGCAAATGACAATAGACGATCGTTTAGCGCGTGCTCGCGCGCGTCGCTCAATCGACATCGAAGTCGCAGGCGAAAAGCTGAAGCTCTGGAAATGGAATCTTGACCAGACGCTCGCTCACACTTCGCTTCTCTTCGACGTGCTTAAAGGATTAGTCACAGACAAGAACCCTGACGCGATCAAGAAGTTCCTGAATGCGTCGACCGCGGAAATCCTCAAAAGGTATTCCAAGGAGCTTAAGGACTTGCTTGCAGACTCCATTACGAAGGAGAACTTCAAAGACAAAGCTGAGGCTCTCTTGTGGATCGAGGAAATCACTATCGAAGAGCTGATGGAGCTTCTCTTTGTAGTGTGGAAGGAGAACGTCGCCCCTTTCGCCGCGAGGCTGGGATTGGACCTCCCAGCCCTAAAAGAAAAAGTCCAAACGGGCATACGTTCAGTGACATCGTCGCAGTCCTCCTCGAAGCAGGACACGATCCTCACACCGTCTACTTTGGATACTCCCGAGAAGAAGTAGAGATTCACTGGGCCTCTGCAAAGCGCAGAGAGGCTCAACGGGTCCTGAATCAATTTGAAGTTGTCCATAACGCCGGATACGCCACTAAGAAAGCAAAGCAAGCGTTCTTGAAGAAGTGGGAAGGCGTTGAGAAACAAATCGACAAGGCTCTAGGCTACGAAGATCCAAAGAAGTCTAGTCCACTGATGAAGCGTTGGAAGAAGCGAGGACCTCCAAATGGCGGAGAGCGTAAGTGAAGTCTTAGTGGGACTTGGCCTCCGGCCTGAAACGGTCGCTAAGTTTCTCGAAGACGTAAAGTCCCACGTAGACACGGCAGGCTCTAAAGACATCAAGATCAACTTGTCGTCGAACGTTGCGCAGGAAGCAGCTAAGACACAGATCGCTCTTAAAGAGACTGGCGACGTTGGTGAGGCAGCAGGGAAGTCTATCTCTGACTCCTTCACGTCCGCTGCTGGAGTTCTAGGGAAAGTTTCTGCTGTACTAGGTATCCTGTCGGGCACCTTAATTGCTCTTATCGGAGCAGCGTCTTCGGAAGCTGCACAGGACGAGCAGGCTCTCAAGCGATTGAACGCTACGTTTGGTGAGTCAACAAGTGCAGCGGAAGCATTTACAAATCAACTGACCGAAGCAAATAAGCAACTGACAGGGAGCGCTGTACAAGAAGCTCTGTCACAGTTTGGACTCCTCGGCGGAGCACTAGGGTTATCCGCCGAAGAGTCCCTTAGCATGTCCAAGAACCTAACAAGTCTGGCTGCAAACATTGCAAAGGTTCGCGGTCTCAACTTTACAGAGGTCGTCGAAGGACTCAACAAAGCGTTCTTGAAAGGAGGCAAGGCAGCACTACGGATGGGTCTCGATCTCGAAGACACACGTCTAAAGGCTGAGGCAGTCCGACTTGGATTTCTCAACGTTGGAGGGAGTCTCGCTGACCTAAGCAATCAGCAGGAGACTCTGGCCAAGTTCAATGTGCTGATGGAGCAGGCAGGAACGTTTGCAGAGCGTGCAGCGGAAGCTCCACAGACCTTCTCCGAGTCCCTCACTGCATTGCGGTCTCAGATCTCAGAGCTCCTGAGTGACATTGGTGGAGGGATCAACCAGACACTTCAGCCGTGGATCGATAAGATCACAGAGGTTGTGTCATCAATGCGCGAATGGGTACAAGAACATCCTAACGTTGGAAATGCACTGCTCGCGTTGACTGCACTACTAACACTCGCAGCGTCCGCGACTGCGACACTGGCTGTAGGGTTGATCGCAATTGTGAAACTCGGAGCCGCGTTTACGGCTCTAAGCGCAACGATCGCATCCTCTACGGCTGGAATGTTTGTGTTCAATACGTTGATTGGAGCGCTTGTGTCTTCCGCTGCTGCGACCGCTGGAGCGATTGGATTGGTCGGAGCCGCGATCCTTGCTGCTGTTGCAGTTGGAGCAGGTATTGGAACGCTCATCGATCACTTTGTAGGTATCTCGGATGCGATGGCAAAGGTCACCGCTGAAGAAGAGCGCCTGATCATTCAGATGGAGCGAATGGAGAAGGCTAATTTAAGTGCAGCTGATGCGTCGCTCACTCTGACAAAGGAAGAGCTTGAGAAGTCACGCACAATGAAGCTGACTTCGAAGCAGCTAGACACCTTGCTGATTGACACCCAGATCTACGCCAAGGAATTGAAGCTGCTCGCATCGTCGGAACAGGAAGCTGCACACTTCCTTGAGGAGTACAATCGCTTCTTGTTGGAGGGTCTAACTCCCTTTCAGGCACGCGCACAAGCGCTCAGTCAAGACGTGCGTCTGCTGGCGCTACACGAGCAAGCATTGGAAGGGAACACAACAAATCAAACTGAGTACAATAAACTCGTCGCGGAAGCTTCTGATGTCACTCTCGTCTCACTAGGTATTAAGCAACAGAGCGTGGAAGCTACGGTAGCAGAGACCGAAGCGGTTCGCGACTTTGCTAAGGAGACGGTAGACGCTGCTAAGGCTGCCAAAGACGCTGAGATCGACCTACAGAATCAGCGCGTTAAAAGCACAAAGACAATTGAGGACGACATTGCGCTCCTTAAAGAGCGAGCCGCTGCTGAGAATCGAAAGCTGACGGGGAACTTTGATGCTCAGCGTGGTGTGGACAAGAAGCTTGCTATAGACATCCTTTCGTTACAGGAAGAAGAAGCGCGGAAGTCCGCAGAGAAGATTGCCGAAGACCAGCAGAAGGCAATCGAGGGCACCAAGAAGGCAAACGAAAAGGCAATGGACGAAGCGGTCAAGGCTGAAGACGCTCTCCTTGAGGCACGCGCTAAAGCAACAAAGGCACTCGATGACGATATTGAACTTCTGTTCAAGCGTGAAGAAGCGGAGCTTGCGAATGCCAAGACCGAAGAGCAGCGTGCTGCGATCACCATTAAGTTCAACAACCAATTTAAAGCATTGGAGCAAGAGCTAGCTAAGCAGAAGATAGAAGACGAGAAGAAGATCCAGGACGCAGTTGAAGAGTCCGGTAAGGGAGCAGTAGATGCCGAAAACCGTTTAGCTTCGGCGCGTGCTTCGGCTACTGATACGCTCCAGGACGACATTGACTTGATGCATGTGCGTCAGGCTGAAGAGCTGAAGCTTGCCAAGAGTGAAGAAGAGCGCGCTAACATTAAGCGCAAGTTCTTGGCCGACGAAAAGAAACTAGTCGAGGATTTAGTTCGCAAGCAAGCTGCGGACGTTGCTTCGCGGTCGAAGTCTTTGCAGGACTTCATCGGTCAGGTAAACAATACCACACTGCGTCGAACCGGACGAGGCTCTGAGGCGGATGTCAAAGACACGTCGAAGGGTCTGCAAGACCAGATAAAGAACATTACTGACGACACACATCTGAAGGAGTTCAAGAAGACCGCGGAAGAGGCGTTCGGCAACACACTGGCCGACGGTGCTGAGAAAGCAAAAGAAGCCGCGAAAGGTGTACGCGAGGCTGAGAAAGCGCTAAAGGACGCTAACAGAGCAGCTGATCCTAAAGCGCGTGCCGCTGCTAAGACTCAGCTTGCGGACGCACTGGCGGAGCAGCAGACGGTCCAGAAGCAAAATGTCGCCGCCGAACAGCTTGCTCAGGAAGAGTTCAAGAAGACCATTAAGCTGGCTGAAGAGCAAGCAAAGAAGGAGGCAGCAAAGAAGAAGGAACTCGCTGACCTCGCTGAAGAGCAAGCTGACCCCGCTGCTGGCAAGGCAGGTGGAGCCGACGCTGCGGGAGCCGTTGCTAATGCACAGGACGCAGTACAACAGGACGCGTTTAAGGCTGGCGTAGACGCACTACAAGCTCAGATCGAAACGGTACTAGGTGCTATCAATGAAGCAGCGGCTGGAGTGGCGGAAGTGTTCCCTACCATTACGTCCGCGATTGAGGATATGGCGATCGCTCAACAAACGTTCGCAGAGAGCTTCCAAGACTTTGGCGACGTGGTAACTGCTAAGCTCCAAGAGACGGCTGACACGTTTAATGTAGTAGCTGGACGCCTCGATGAGCAGGCAGCGGCTCTCGCTGACCTAGCAATAGGTGATGCACTGCGTGAAGACGCAGACAATCAAGGGCTCTAACAAATGGCGATTCGTAACTGGCGATTCGTAACTGGAGGCATCACTTACACGAGTGGTGACACGGACCTGTTCGTTAAGTATGGACAGTCGGGCGACCCTCCGATCTTCAACGTCTTTGTGTCCTCCGTGTGGGAACGCGCAGAGGGAGCGAGCTGGCGTATAAAGCGTAAGGTCATTGAAGACAGAATGGAAGCTCTTGCAGGTGCGCAAGGCAAGACCGGAACATTGACGATCGACGTTGGGATCGTAGGGTATGAGAAGTCTTTCTCAAACATCAAGTTGGAGTCATGTGAGCCTACACAGTACGACAACAACTTGATGGTCGAGTACGACTTGGTCTTTGGCTATCTGCCTCTTGGAAACGTCGCACGCCGTCTGTTGCTTACACAGTACGACAACGGCACAGGTGAACCATTAGGCACAACGACCATGATCAACACAGACGTTATGTTGATCTATCATGATCCTCCGGTGGACAACACTATGTTCGTCAAGCCTTGGAGAAACATTCCGATCCGTGTGCCGGACGCTCCGGGTCTTTCGACGATTCGCTGCACTGGAATCAAAGCACAGATCGCAACACAGTCTCCAGACACGGCGCTGAAACGACGCCGTGCTGTGGAAGAGCTCATCCGTAGTATGGCGACACTAAAGGGTAAGCAGTACACATTGACCATAGACGGCAACGAGGCAACAAATCCGACTCCGTTAGTGATCGCAACATACTGTCATCTGTCGGACATCGTAGTCAGCAAGATCGATCTACCGGATGCTGCTGTCTTCGATATGATCTTTTTCACTGGATACGGACAGTAGTTCACAAACTAAATAAAGGGGAACCTAACAATGAGTATGTCTAATTATTTAGAGACCGCGTCGCTGAATGTTTACAAGGGAACAGCTCATCCCGCTCCCGCAACTGTGTATCTTGCGCTTTACACGTTCACGCCGAGTGATGCTGGAGGAGGAACAGAAGTCACAGGCGGATCGTATGCGCGTCTTGCGATCACATGCAATGGAACTAATTTCAATGTGACAGGAGGCACTCTGACAAATAGTCTTCAGCTAGTGTTCCCTACTGCGACAGCGTATTGGGGAATCGTTGTTGCTTGGGGACTTTTTGACGCGGCGATCGCAGGTAATCTGTGGGATTGGGGAGTCGTTTCCACTAATAAGGCTATAGCTAATGGCAGCGCATTTGTGGTTAATGCATCTGGCTTAACGATCTCGAGGGATTAAACGATGGCCGTCGTCGAACTGTCTGACAACACGAACCTTGTCAAGTGTCAAGGATTCCCGAACGCTACGGTCGCAGGTGATGCGACGTTGCCGTTTGATGCGTCGAGCTTGACGACGGTAAACAACGTTCTAATCGTTTTCACAAGTTGGCAGAATCCGTCGTCTCAGGCTGTCTTCGGTGTGACGTTCGACGGTGTCTCACTGACTGAGTATTCAGCAGCAGCAGCAGCTAGCGGAGGAAGCAATTTAATTCAACGCGTTTGGTATCTTATCAATCCACCTGCGACGAACGCTAACATCGTTGCGAATGTCGTGACGGGCACGACCGACGTTTGCATCGTGGCCGCGATCTTCTGCAAGGTTGATCAGACAGTACCGATTACAGCGGGTCGTCCAGACTCGGGCACAGGGACTGCACCATTCGCCACGCTGACTGCTCCCACTGCTCCCGGACTCATGGTCGCAGTAATGTCTGCTGTTCCTCTAGGTGCTCTCACTGGATCAGTTGTTGCAACTGGTGACGGCGGACAGACTGAGCCCGGAACTGGCGCTGGTATTTGGAATCAACAGGCTGCACTCGGGCTCAATGCCGATCAGTTAAGAATTGCTGGCGCGATTAAAGATGGCTCCGCGGGATCACGTACTTGCTCATGGGCTCTTAGCGTTTCTAGTGGATGGATAGCAGGAAGCATTTTCCTAGTCGCGTCGACTGTGACAGGTGTCTGCGAAGAATCTGCGGGAACTTCAACAGGTATCATCAATGATGTGTTGATACGTATAGAAGTGGACGGATTGTCCAGTAGTGGTACATCAGTCGGGCTGTTAGTCCCTGAACCAGACCCTGGAATTGAAATCACTCCTGCGTCACCAGGAGGTGCTGAGTACAACTACGGGAAGCTCGTCGCGGTCAAGATGTCTTGGGGAGCTAATGAGCCGCGTGTCTTAGAGTGCCAGCATTTCATTCGCGCGACCGACACTGTTAATGCGAAGCACGTAGGTGATTTGATCGTCTATACTGATCCGGACCTCGGTACGGTCTTTGTCGGTCACATCTTTAAGACAAAGGAGGCGGTGAAACCAGGCGAAGGATGGACTTACCTAGCAGCGGATCTCTGGCGATTCCTTAACAAGACTCCGGCGAAGCTGTCTTGTGCGAATACAATCCCAGCTTACTCCAATGAGCCGTTCTACTTCGGCACTACGCATCTCAACATGCCGAAGGACACAGACATCGAGGATGGAATCAACGCTGTGACGGCAGCAGTTCAACAGACAGGATGGAACTTTATCACAGGTGGGATCGACTACAGTTTGGATCCTACGCTGCTATACAAAGAGATTGACATGGGAGGGATGTCGATTGCAGGCTGGATCGACACCATGTTGGATCAGACAGAAGATGGAGTCGCATATATTAAGTACATCCAAAGCGGCGACGACTGGCTACAAGCGCTAAGGGTCTACAATTATTATGACGAGCCAGATGTCACAATTCGTTACGGAACTTATGGGGCAACGGTTCTCGATCCGAACGAACCTATGCTGCTGGAAGCGGAGATTGAAAATAGCGCTGATAACAAGTATTACCGAGTTCTTGTCGAAGGAGGCGGAAGCTTTAGACGCATCAACGGAAAGTGGATTGCTCCTACGTATCGCACTGGTGATCCTGTGTCGATCAATGTCGGAAACACTTTATACCGAACGATCATGCGCTTCTACTTCGACGAGACCAATGTCACCGGATGGATGTTCGACTACACAGGCACGTGTGTGAATGAAGTTAATGGCAGCTTTGCTCTCACGTTTCAGGCAGGAACTCTTCCGCCAGTGACTCAAAATAATACAGTAGTTCAAGCTCCTACGTTGGACACAGAACCAACGAACAGCTTCTACGGCGACAGTATGGGACCAAATCTAAACGAAGGTAAATGGTACTTGGAATTCATTTGGGAGCAAGGTGGAACAGGGAGTGGTGGAACAGGAATGCCGTCGGCACCTGTAATTACAGAGCAGTTCTTCAATTATACCATCTACGAAGGAGCAATACAGGTCACATCACCTGCAACGCCAAATCCTGCTCTGCTTCGAGAGGGCGAATTTGTAATTCAACGACCTGAGCTCTATAAGTATTACTCGGAAGGGCTACTCAACAGTTACGGATCAGTCGTCGAGATGGCCGTAAATACTGACCCGACAGCAGAGCTCCAAGCGATTGCGGACCTTTATCAGGCGCGTTACTCGACGACCGTCAACATCGCGGGTCCGCTGACAGTGTTTATCAAAGGAGAGACCGGAGACGTTCGTCCTGGAAGTCGCATCGCAAACTTTGGATCTGGTAGTAATGTGCGCGTGAGGCATTTGGAGTATGACTTCCCCGGACGCAAGATCACTCTGTCGTTCAGTGACTTACCGATTCGAGAATACATTAACGAACGCAAGGAAGAGAAGATCAGGCAAAAGATCCTACACCTTAACTGGAGAGAGCGAAAGGTCGCATGTGCTAAAACACCGTGTATCCCGCTCGTAGGGTTTAAACCGTGTAACGCTGTAGGAACTTCTGCGCTGATTGCAGACCAGTTTGGGGGAGCCTGTGGATACTACTAACGTGACAGTCCTCCAACACGCAACGAACGCTCACTTGCGCATGGTAGCACGTAGCAAGATGTTTCACCAGAACTACTGTGCGTTCCACGGTTATACGTACGAGCTGACAACGGAGAGACTACAGGAGGGTAACCCGATCTTCGATAAGGTAGTAGTGATCCTCCGCTGGCTTAAGCGTGCGAAGGAAGGAGACATTGCTATATGGTTAGACGCAGATTCATTGTGGAGGCGAGGTAGATTTCCACTTGTGACTGCTTTTAATCCTCAGAGTATGTTGGCAATGGTACAGATGCACATAGGGTATTTCAACACAGGTGTCATATTTATCAGAGCTTGTCCTACGATGCTGGCATTCTTTGAGCAAGTAATGACAGGAGCTGATCCGCGCACGCGTAAAGAGATCTCATTAGCAGGTATCGGAATCATTGGACCCAGATGGCAGGATCAAGCCTTTGTGAACTATGAGCTCTGTGATGGGTTCAGTCACGTAGAATGCCAAGAGTTGGACAGCAGATTTAATTCATTCAAGTTCCAGAAGTCAAAACCTACTGGAGAGATCATCGTTCAAAGCTGGCATGCAGAGTCGCTGTCATGCCAGATCGACAAGATGAAGATCGAGACGGCTATGTTGCCGATCCTCGCACTTCCCGCGTAGGACGGTTTCCTACCAACAGAAGGAGAGTAAAGATGAGAGCAGGAATTTGTGGCTTGTTCATGGCGTTTACGCTGCTGTTAGCAGCACAGGAGCTCGCAGCTCCGGTGTCCGTACCTTCCGCAACAACGGGAGTCGTTCAGCCTGCAATGACGCTGCTAGAGATTATTGTCGCAGCAGTTGGACTGGTGATTAGCACGGTGTTCATCTTTCTCGGAAAGCTGAGAAAGGACGACGCTACTTACCAGAAAATGCTCCAAGCGTTCCAAATCGCTGTCATTAAAACGTACAACGAGGAGGTCAGCGTTTGGAAGGCAAACAATCCAGGCACGCCGATTACTCCTGAACGCGCTGCTAGGTTCCGGGAAATCGCAATCAACAATGCAAAGGAGTTCGCTGCTGGACCAGTGAAGGACCTCATTCTCTCCTATGCGGGTCCTGCTCTGCACGCGATCGTGCAGAAACTCGTCAACAAGGAGAAGCAAGGAGGATAACGTGGTGGAGTTTTTCCCGCTGATTGTCGCAGCACTCAAAGCACTCATGGAGGTCATTGCAGATGTTGTTATTAAAAACTTCGTTGGACCAGACGTCATGGCCAAAGACCATGACCCGATTCTCGATCATGGTGCTGTACAGCCTGTTTCTAATGACGACTTGCTTGCTCGTTCCGGGATGTAGTTTCACGAAACGAGAAGTCCAGCAAGCGCGAGCGACGAAGAAACCTGTGGAGACTGAAGGATGGATGCGTATAGTTCAGTCGAAACCGATTGAGGTCGTCGTCGACAGTCCTGCACAACAATACGAGGTAGTTGGAACATCCAATCTCAAAGAACGCTCAAAGCACAAGTTCTATGAAGAGTGTTCCGCATATCTTGTCATCCATGAGAATGATCTCGTTCAACTTCTCAAGAATACTAAGGAGTTGAACGATCTTAGGAAGCAAAAGCCGGATAAATAATCGGTGGGTCCCTGAAGGGGCCATACCATTCCTGCAGTCCGTCTGCTTCTAAAACTGAACACACTCATTTATAAATAAATAAAAGGTACTATATATATATATATACTACTACTCGGGATCAATAAGTTAAGTATAAGTAAGTAAGTAAGTAAGGTAGTTAGCAGTTTTGGATGAGGGTACTAGGTTTTAAATACGGACGGACTGCAGGAATGGTATGGTCCCTGAAGGGGCCATGCTCATAGGTTGGAAGTATCGAGAGAAGAATTTACTTCCTCGAAATTTGTGGTAATATGGTTCCTGCGTTGTCGCGGGTTCGCAAATTTCCGCACTAAAGAAAAAGAAGAGAAAATGGAAAACTTAAACAATCAAATTGCTCCCAGAGTATTTCTGGTAGAGCCTAATAACAGATTCGTCATTGCAGACGCTGAGACGAGAGGGACTCTATCCTATCTCTCAGTGCGCTGTCTCAATCCTTTCAATCCAGATACTGCAAAAGAACTCATCTACAGGGGATTCCAAGAACAGGGATTTAACCTTGATCGGGACTACCTTATCATGACAGGGAATTCCCTCGTGCTCGCAATGGCGCTGTCTGTCGCTTGCGTGCTGTATCCGAAAATTCAACTACTACTATTCGACTCGCGGACGTCCAGTTACTGTGAAAGACTGTACGATTCTCCCCGTGTCCAATTCGAAAAGGAGTAACGCTGTGCCTAAAGAAAAAGAAGAAATGCATCTGTTGACAGAAAAGACCTTACGCTTTAAAGAGCGTATGGATGGAGTCCACAAAGAGCTTTATGAGTTGATGGCAGAGATTGACAGTGCAGCAAAAGAGCGCGTCATCCGCCCTGAACCAGACATGGTAGACATTGGTTTCTTGTGTCGAGAGACTGAAACAGTGTTCGACGAAATGCGAAAGGAGGTAAAGGCACGAAAGGAGCTGCTCGGAAAGATCATTTCCGTATGGCATACTGAAGGTGTAATGAAAGGCGAAATCACAAAGGAATCGGCTCAGGGAATATTAGCGACAGGATCACCGGACGTTTCCCAGCAGCCTAAGATCCCAAAACGTGGTACTCCCGAGTTCTTAGCGTTGATGAAGTTCTTGGGAGTCAGCGAAGAGCTCTCCTCAGGTGAAAGACCCCCAATTCAATTCGATTGGAATGGGATGGGAGTGTTAATGGGGGAGCGTGCAAGACAGGGATTACCTGTACCTCCTGGGATCACGAAAATGTATCCGGTGTTCACGACTGTATTCCGAGGTCGAAAAACAAAGGAATCTGAAAAGGTAACTGAGAACAGTCCTTTTTAAACTTCAACCACGAACGGAGAACGAACTGTCATGGCAACAAAGAAGAGAGAATCAGGTCAAGAGATTGTCAGGGTAAATGCACCGGAGGGAGTGCCGGACTATCTTGCAGCTCATATCGCCGAGGACACATCCCTCGACAACCTGCAAGAGTACAAGATACTCCCACGTATCAAGATCGTTCAGAGCACAGCGAACGGCGAGCTGCTTAAGGTGTTCTCTCCGGGCGACATTATCCTGTTCCCCGGGAACGTGATGGTAGCTCCCTACTTTAAAGCGGAACAGAAGTCAGAAGCGTTTCTGTTTGTGCCGCTGTTCTTCTTCACGGAATTCTGCATGTGGTCTGACCTCAAGGACACGACAAGCAAGAAGATTCAGGAGCGCACTTTTGATGCAGGATCGCCATTGGCGATCCGGTCGAAGGATCCGAATCGCCGCGAAGAGAAGTATGGCGACAAGTCACAGTTCACTCGCCGCTATGTTGAGCACTTGAACTTTCCGGGGATCATCTACGGTAAGTCCCAGTGTCAAGGTCAGCTCTCTACCTTGAGCTTCGCACGCGGCGACTTCCAGACGGGATTGAATTTCATTACTGCATTGACCATGCGCAAGATGCCTCTGTGGTCACAGGTTGTGGAACTCAATTCAGTCTACCACGAACGTGGCGCTGACGTCAAGTATTATGGCTTCGAGCATCGCTTCCAGGAAGGTGAGAAGAACATCACTGCTGAAGAAGTCGACTTCTTCAAGAACTTGCACAACGAGCTCAAAGACCTGTTCGCCAAGAAGCTGCTCGTTGTGGACCGCACGGATGAAGAAGGCAGTCCCAACGATTCGGCCAAGAACGAAACTCGAATGTAACCTGACGCGCCTCCTGTCGTGTCAGTGTAGTGCTGCATCACCCATGGAGGGTGATGCAGCAACTTTAAAATAAAAGCAGAGTAGAACAGGAATCTATCGTGGCTAAAGTATCAAAATTAAAAATAGAAAACGTTAAGGCTCTTGTCGAACTTGACAGGCTCGGTATTAAATACGAGCCTACGAGCGCCGACGAAGTCAAAATCAAGTGTCCTGTACACAAAGAAGGCAAGGAAGAATCTCCCTCCTGCTTCCTTAACGTTAAAAAGAATCTGTTCATGTGCCAGACAGCAGGTTGTCAGGCACATGGCGACATAGTTTCCCTGTTCGCATTCATTGCGAACGTTCCCCGCGACGTTATTATTCTTGACTTGCAGGGTCGCTACGACTTAGAAGTCAAGAAGACCATCTCCCCCGAAAACGTCGAACGGTTCCACGAAGCGATTTGGGAAGCAGGTCCGCTTCTAAAGTTACTCTACGATCGCGGTATCACCAATGACATGATCCGTAAGGCACGTCTTGGATACCACTCTGGTCGAATCACAATACCTATTTATGATCTAGACGGTAGCATAGTCGAGATTCGTCGTTACCTGCCAGGAGCTCCCGGCGCTGAAAAGATGCGCAACACTCCGGGATATGGTGGCAATCATATCTATCAGGTAGACCAAGCAAAGAAGTTTGATACTGTCTGGGTCTGCGGCGGAGAGATGAAAGCGCTCGTCGCAGGATGGTTGCTCAACGAGCACGGGGTCGGCGCGGTCAGCGACACAGCAGGCGAAGGGAACTGGGAAGCAGAGAACAACAAATTCTTTAAGGACAAGCGCGTCTACATTTGCTTGGACGTGGACAAAGGTGGAAACGCTGGCTCACAGACTATTGCAGGCTATCTGTTCAACGTCGCGAAGGTAGTCTATGTCATCCGCCTCCCGTTGGACAGGACCAAATATCCGAAGGGTGACATCAATGATTTAATCGGGCAAGAGGGTGGGACTGCACAAACGCTCCTCCAGTGCATGACGGATGCCGATCAGTGGTATCCACCAGACCTGTCCGAAGAGAAAGATCAAGAAATCTACAAGGTAATCCTGTCCGAGTCAACACACGCGGAGCACGTAGGTAAGAAGATTGAAGTCTGTGGCATTGTTAGCTCTATGGACACGGACACTTATCTCGTACCAAGGAAGGTCAACTGTGTCTGTGACAAGTCCCAGCCTGGATGCTCGTGGTGTCCTGTAAAGAACATTGAACCAAATAAAGACGGCCAGATGGAGACAGAGGTACGAAGCTCCAATGCCGGCTTGCTCGAAATGATTAACGCGCCTAAGAGCAAGCTGAAGGACGCCATGCGCGAAGCGTTGCGAATCCCTGCCTGCAAGTCAGTTGAGTTCCATGTCAGGTCCCATTATAATGTGTCGGACTTGCGCTTGAGCCCTCAGCTCAACATCGGCAGCGAGTCCAGCAAGAACGTGGTCCAGCCTGCCTTTGTGGTAGGTAAGAACATTGAAATGAATACACCCTATATCTTCCGTGGGAAGGTGTATCCGCAACCACGTAATCAGCAGGCAGTGCTTCTGCTTAATGAGATGGAACAGGGTACAGACAGTCTCGGCTCCTTTAAGCCTAGCGACGAAGACCTAGACGCGCTCAAGATCTTCCGCCCTACGGATTGGAGCGAGGCTGCGATTGGCCTAAAGCTCAAAGACATCTACGACGACTTCGAAACGAACGTAACACAAATCTTTCACCGCCAAGACCTGCACTTGACCGTGGACCTGTGCTACCACAGTATTCTTACAATGAACTTCGATGGACAAGAGACAAAGGGATGGGTGAATATTCTCATTGCAGGTGACTCCTCACAAGGGAAGTCGGCCGTTGCCGCGGGATACGATGGCAACGGTGGACTGATGAAACATTATGGTCTCGGAGAAAGAGTCGATTGTAAGAATGCCACAGTTGCGGGACTCCTTGGTGGTCTCCATCAGATTGGAACGCGATGGTTCGTATCGTGGGGAGTTATCCCAACGCATGATCGTCGTATGGCGATCTTGGAGGAGATCGGTGGCACGGATCCCGAAGTGCTCACAAAGCTAACAGACATGCGTTCGTCGGGCATCGCCGAAATACCAAAGATCGAAAAGAGGCGTGCGCTCGCGCGTACCAGACTCCTGCTCATTTCAAATTCACGCGACGGTCGTGCAACGAGCGCGCACAATTTTGGAATCGAAATTATTAGAGGGCTACTCCAAAGGCCAGAGGATATTAGACGACTTGACTTCGCAATATTAGTATCCAGCTTGCAGGTCAATCCCGACGAGATCAACAAGCTCGCTCGTAATCGTCCTGTCCGGCAGCACACATATAAGAAGGAGCTATGTCAGCGCTTGATCCTTTGGGCGTGGACCCGTACAGTTTCACAAGTAGCGTTTGAAAGCGACGCGGTCACCCTCATATTGGAGCGTGCGACATACCTAAGCAAGAAGTTCTCCGAGTCTATTCCGCTGGTGGACCGTGGAACCATGCGTATCAAGCTCGCGCGCCTAGCGTGTTCACTGGCTGCAAGAACCTTCTCTGCGAGTGACGACATGCAAGCGCTAGTCGTGCGCGTTAGTCATGTGGAGTACATCTCCAACTTTGTCGATCGCGTCTATAGCGACAAGGTATTTGGATATAGTGACTTTAGTAAAGCACAGATCCACGCTAACGCGGTCCTCGACCCTGATGCAGTTAAAAAGCAGATCGAGTCTACTAAACATCCCGCAGACTTTGTCAAGATGATGCTCTACACCGAGACCATCTCGATGAATGACATTTGCGATTGGTGTGAGGTAGACCGAGACATTGGACAGAAGCTCATGTCGTTCTTCGTTCGTAAGCACGCGCTCTACCGTGTTAAGCGCGAGTATCAAAAGACGAGCGATTTCATATCCCTACTAAAAGAGATGGAGCGCATAGGTGTAAAGAAGGCAGGCAGCGCAGACCTCTCAAAGGAGGAGTTCTGATGGATACTGTGGTCGCCGCTGTAATCCGGCGGAACGAGGACAGCAGACTGCTGATCATCCGGCGTGGAAGGAAGCTCGCAGGCTTTCCCGGACTGCTTTGCCTTGTTGGTGGACGCGTAGACGCTACAGACGTCCGCGATCCGGGTGTAGGCAGCATGGCATATCGCGAAGAACTCACTCTAGGATACGCTTTAGTTCGAGAGGTGCGTCAAGAGATCGGTGGTAAGGTCGTCGTAGAACTCAAGGACATACAGAAGGCATATCGCTACGAAGACCCCAAGAAGCGATTCGTAGTTCACATGGTCGAATGTCATCTCGACATGAATGAAGATGAGTCTCTGGAACTAAGTCTACGCGAGGTAGATGAGTTGCGATGGATGACTGTGCAGGAGTTGCTGGCTGAGAAGGATCTCATCCCTTCCCTGCAAGAGTGGGTGAAGCATCAGATGACTGCGGATGCATCATAGGTAACAGGAGAGTTGATATGATTTCGGAACACGAAACGCTGGATGAGATGTGGTTAGAGGCGAGCCAGTTCATTCTGTCCAATGGAAAGGATGTTGACTCGCGTGATGGTGCAAGCAAGGAGATCATGGGATACTCCGCTCGCCTCCTACAGCCTACTGCGAATTTCATGTTCAATCCAATTCGCCGTATGAGCCCATCTTATGCCGCTGCTGAGATGCTCTGGTATCTCAGTGGACGCAACGAGATTGACATGATTAAATGCTACGCTCCTCAGTACGAGCGGTTCGCGTCAAAGAGTGTCGCCAATGGAGCGTATGGACATCGCTGGATCAATACAAATAAGTACACGGACGCTGTGGGCGTGGAAGAAAATCAACTCAATCGCCTACGTTACCTTCTCTCAACAAAGCAGGAGACGCGGCAAGCGGTTCTCACAATGTATTTCCCCCAAGACTTAATGCGCGCCGAGGGAGCATACGGTGAAGAGGGATCAAAAGACATTCCCTGCACACTGAGTCTACACTTTATTGTTCGCGAGAAGAAGCTTAATCTCATCGCGACAATGCGGTCCAACGACGTATGGCTCGGCATGCCCTACGACGTATTCTGCTTTACTACCCTGCAGGACCTTATCGCGCAGTCCCTCGGACTAGAGCTTGGATGGTATCAGCATCAGGCTACGTCATTACACGTGTATGAGCGCAATCTCGAGAAGTTCAAAGAGGCTGCAAATCCTCCCTCGTTTATATGTGGTCCTCTGGAGTATGTTCCGTCGCTCGCTGGTGAAATCTTCTGGGATGGAATTCACAAGGCACTGAACTTTGAATCGTGGTCACGGCGAGAGAAGCTTTTTCCAGCCGACATTGGAAGTGCGCTCGGCGAGAACAGCCTGTTAAAGTCCCTCTGCTTTATGTGTGCAACTAAATGGGAGCCTGCCTGTTGCCGGAAGGCTAGCAAGTTCACCGCGAACTCCCTCATGGCAAACTATCTCGAAGAGCATTGGAGCAAGGAATAATGTTCATCATCGAAGGAGCTGACAATCTCGGTAAGACAACTGCAGCAAAGCAGATCGTAGAGAAGATTGAGCGCTTCCCAGTCTTCTACTCGCACATGACTCGGCCGAAGCTGAACGCATTTAACTTCGGCACGCATTACGTAGACCGGATGTCTGTCTATGGTGTGCAGGACCGCTTCCATCTCGGAGGGATTGTCTACCACGACGCAATCGGCCCGACGGCTCTGCGTTACATTGAAGGCGAACTCTTGGTCCGCGGTTCGTACATCGCAATCTTTATTGCGCGCGACGAAGCATGGTATCGCCAGCATCTCGAATCAAACAAGAAAGATGAGATGTACGGTATCGAAACAATGGTTAAGACAAACCAGAAGTTCATCGAGCTCGTTGACACGCACAGAGTTCACTTTGACGCTTTGTGCGAAGTCAGCGAGCATGGATTTCCCGGCTACTCTCTCATCGAGTATTGGTGTGAGCAGTGGAAGGATCGCCTCAGAGCGAAGGAATCACGATGCGGCAACAAATAAGAATCGCCAGCTATTACCTGATGCAACTGGATCAGACAAAGGTAATGGCTGAAGAGCGAACGCGCTGCAAGCGGAAGGGAGTAGGATGCGCTCTTCACAATTATACGGCGAGGGCGTTCTTTTCTAATAACGGTCCAGCTAGACCGAACTTCGGATGCTTGAACATTCCAGGAAAGTGTGGATGCGTTCATTCGGAACCGCGCGTTGTGATGAATGCTCTACGTGCAGGTTGGAAGTCCGGTCTGATCATGACCTGCACATATTCGCCGTGTGAAACGTGTGCTAACATCATTATTGATTCTGGCGTAGTCGCCGGAGTAGTCTACGACATCATGACAACGTATCCCGACAGAGTATGTCGTGGAGCAGAATTCCTTCGCAGTGTAATGCCAGTCATCACCGCGTTGGAGCTCAAGAAATTCTTGGCAGACCCTGCTACGGAGGTGGGAACAGGTGCTCAACTTAGGGAATGGGAATCTATTAGTCCAGTCAGCAAGTGAACTCCCGGAAGTCTTTGGAGTCAACGAGCTCTATCTGGACGTAGAAACACAGTCTAACAGCCCGAAGCGTCCCGGCGACTCCCCGTATCAAGGGGATCGCATTTGTGGCGTCTCAATAACTTACGACGACTGCTCAAACGCATGGTACATTCCCGTGCGACACTCGGATGGGCGTTGGAACATAGACATTGAGCCGTTCCAAAAATGGTTGCGAAAGGTTATCTGGTCTTCTAAGAGGTGGATCAATCACAACATTCTTTTTGACATGCACTTCTGTGCGATGGATGGAGTTGAGTATACGTGGGATCAGTTTGTAACCGAGATCTTTGACACACTCGTGTTCGCCAAGATCGTGGACAGCGACCGCGTCATCGAAGGTTATGGATTGAAAGACCTCGCTCACGATTGGTGCAATGCTGACAACGAAGATCGCACGCGGATGCAAGCGTATCTTAAAGGCATGAAGTCTAAGAACTATGCAGATTGTCCCGCAGACATCATGGGCGACTACGCTTGCGGAGACGTGCGAAAGAATCGCGCCGTGTACCACAAGATTCTGTCGATGTATGATTCCAGCATGAAGCTCTGCTGGGAAAACGAAATGCGTCTAACTCCTGTGATCTACGACATTGAAGATTTCGGAATGCCTGTTGACAACACAGAACTCAAGGTGGAGAAAGCGAAGTCGCTCCATAAACAGATTATGATGGGTGACAGGCTGCACACATTGCTCGGGCATGAAATGAACCCTAAGAGCAATCCGCAAGTCTATGACGTGCTGATCAACCAGTTTGGACTTCCGATTCTCGCTACAAACGAAGACGAGAAAAGCAGCACGTTTGGAAATCCAACCTTCGACAAGGATGCGCTCGCGCTGTACCTTATTCATCCATCAGTACTTGCAGACCCTCTTAAGCTGGAAACAGTCAAGCTGATAAAAGGGCTCCGCGACGAATGTCACTTTGAGAGCTTGTTTCTGAACACATACATTGAGCAGGCTGTAAACGGCATTCTGCATCCGTCGTATAATCAAGTCGTGCGTACCGGACGCATGTCGTGTCGCAATCCAAATGCACAGCAACTAAACAAACGCGCGAAGAAGTTAATTCATCCACGTCCTGGTATGGCAATCCTGTCCGCCGACTATTCGCAAATCGAATTCCGCCTCATCGCACATTATATTTGTGACCAAGAGGCGATTAAGGCATACAACGAAAAGCCAGACACAGACTTCCATTCCTGGGTCGCGTCTATGTGTGGTGTAAAGCGCAAGGCTGCGAAGTGCTTGAACTTCGGAATGGGATTTGGCGCTGGAAAAGCAAAGGTCGTTAAGATGCTTTCCGGTAATCCGGACGTCATAGAAGCAACGTCAGTCAAGATCAATCTCATGATCGAGTCTGGCGTGCTCATCGCTGCAAATCGAAACATTGAATACAAGAAGCAGTGCGAAATCCTAGCGGAGGGACTCTACAATATCTACCACGAACGACTCCCTGGAATCAAGGCAACGTCGCGTCGCGCGGCGGATGTAGTTAAGGCACGCGGATACGTTTTCAACGCTTATGGAAGGCGTCGTCACTTGCAGGATCGCTTCTGTTACAAGGCATTTAATTCTGTCGTTCAGTCGTGCGCGGCAGACGTCATGAAAGACACTACAGTCAAGCTCGCTCCGCGATACAACAAAGTCACACGAGACTGGGGATACAATATTTTCGCTCTCGTGCATGACGACGCGTCCGGCATGGGTCCTGTGGAATCAATCCTCGATCCAATGTTCCAAAGACACCTTAAAACAACGTTGGAGGACTCCACGATAAAGTTTTCCATTCCAATTGTCACGGAAATGGGATACAGCCTGCGCGACTGGGGAGAAGCAAGCGCGGAAGAGCCTGTGGTGGTAGATGGGCATGTGGTAGCGGGACCGCTGAATAATTCCAGTCTACCATAGGGGGACGGTCCCTAAAACTCGGACTAAGGGTCACTTCCTCGCGTTTACCCTAGGGTAAACGCGAGGAAAACCGACTACAAAATATATATTACTTTGTTTCACAAAGTTAGAGGAAAGTCATAGCAAAAATCCCCATAAGTGCTACAATGGGGTCTCAATCGAAACGGGTCGGCAGCGCAACCTCGAAACTGCCAGTCGCGTCCAGCGCGCAAGCTATTGCAAGGCCTCCGGGTCTCAGGATTGGTTGACGTGTTCATTCGCTGCTATAGTGGTAGCGAACAGCAACACTATCCGCAAGGGTCGTCACTACCATGTTTTCCGGGTCGCGCGCAATGCAAGGCGGAAAATCCGCTGTGTAAGATCGCTCCCGCAAAATAACGTTTCGAAAGAAGCGTGTAGGCTCAATCCGGAGAAATGGATTGTAGAAACGTCGCGAGACGTTCCGAGTCCGAAAGACAAATGCAGGACCCTTAATGCACACAACTAGGTCGAAACGCTGCAAGGCGAACATTCACCTTGCAGCGTCTGCGAGTATGGAGCTCGCACTGACGAGACCACAACCAAAAGAGGAGAAAAGAAGATGGCAAAGATTACGATTGAATGTGTGAGCGAAGTTTTTGATCCGATGGCCCGCAACCCTACCTACATAGCTAGCATCAGGGAGGTAAAAGCGTATTCGCGCACCTCGGCCAAGCATGCATTAGCATGCTTGTCTGAGAAAATAGTGGCATTGGCTCAAATGGCTGTGGAAAAACAAAACTCGTCGCGAGTCATCATTATGACGCGCGACGCCGAGAATGCTTTCTTGCTGGTGGAGTTTCGACATGGTGCATGGATGTGGACTGCTGTTCGTAACGGTGGCACTTCTATATCCTGCATAACGTGCAAGACCATCGAAGAGGCGCTGAAGTATGCACGTAGTCAGGCTGAAGAATCATTCTCAGGAATATTGTGGGAGTACAAGCTTTAATCCCGACAAACTCTAAGGTCGAAACGCGCGCGAGCGCGTCTGCGAGTATGGAGCTCGCACTGACGAGACCAGCGTTCTCAAGGATGGCAACAAAATGAAGACCGAACTTTTCGCAGACTATAACGAGTTCCTTGCTCGCCCCAATAAAACAGTCAACGGCGCGACGCAAGCTTTCGCGTTGCAGAACCACATAGATCTGGACCTTGACTCTGGAAACAACGGATGCTGGAATATGTGCTCCGGCTGTGCCGACTGCACAGGCTGCTCCGGCTGCTCCCGCTGCTGGGACTGCTCCGGCTGCACAGGCTGCTCCCGCTGCTCCCGCTGCTCCGGCTGCACAGGCTGCACCGACTGCACAGGCTGCTTCCGCTGCTGGGACTGCTTCCGCTGCTGGGACTGCTCCGGCTGCTGCTCCGGCTGCACCGACTGCACCGACTGCTCCCGCTGCGTCCGCTGCTCCGACTGCACCGACTGCACCGAATGCTCCCGCTGCGTCCGCTGCTCCGACTGCCTCCACTGCTCCCGCTGCTCCGGCTGCTCCCGCCGTGAAGCAGGTGCTAAAATAGTCAATGCAAACGGCAGCCACACTACTGCCGAGATTGGATAGGTCGAAACGCGCGCGAGCGCGTCTGCGAGTATGGAGCTCGCACTGACGAGACCAGCGTTCTCAAGGAGAAAGAAGATGACAAAGAGCAACAAAGCAGCAAAGCAGCAGTACCGGAAGCTCTCACCGGAAGAGACAGCAATTCTCAACAAAATCGAATCCGACAAGAAACAGCTCAAGGCACTGCGTAAGGCAGTCCGGCAGGCAGAGGTCAAGGACCGCAAGGACGCACGAACTGCGGAAGGCAAAGAAGCCAAAGTCAAGCGGGACGCTATCCGCAACGGACGCAATACTGCACGCAAGGAGCTCGCAAAGGAGTTTGCAGCCTTCCGCAAAGATCCGACGAAGAGCGGCAACGCGAAGGCGATGGCCGAAGCAATGAAGGAATGGATGAAAGTCAACGTCCCGTTCTAGGTCGAAACGCGCGCGAGCGCGTACAACGGTATCTGCCGTTGCTGATGAGACCAGAGGTTCTCGGTTCCTCTAAAGGAACAGAAGGAGTAGTATCATGGCTGACGGAGCAAAGAAGGTCGGTGGTGGAGTTAAGAAGGTCGGAGGAGGAGCTTCCGCAGGAGGCAAGCCGGAAAAGGAAAAGCGCGCGAAGCGTGTTGCGTACGATCCGAAGACCGCGGCGAGGAACGAGCTCGACAAGGAAGGTAAGCTGACCGTGTCCCGCCCAGTAAACTGGGATCCGATCAAGCACAAGCCGATCAAGAAGAAGGACTTCGCGATGTCGGCGAATCACATGGGTCACACGGCGGACATCATCGAACAGAAGGGTAAGGACCTGATCGAGAAGGCCGGGAAGATGAAGATCAAGGCCGACCGCATGTCCAAGATGGGTGACGAGAAGACCCAGAAGACGGTCAAGCGCGCCGAGAAGGTCTTCAAGCAGCTCTCCGAACTCAAGGCATCGCTGGCCGAAGCCGGAATCGACATCAACGAAATCCTCAAGGAGCAGGACGAAGCCGCTGCGAAGGAATAAATTGTCCGGCGGAAGGGTGAGGCATTTAGCCTCACCCTTTATACTTGGACCTCCTTTGCATATAAAGGAGCTCCAAGTGTAAAGGGTGAAACGTACACAGGATCGGAGCTAAGGAGGCTCTAAATGCTCATGGAAAAAGCCAAGAGGACGTGGGACACACCTGTTCCGAAGGAAGAACGGGAAGCGAAGGAGCGCAAGCGCGGAGTAAAGCGTGAGAAGGCTGACAAGGAAAAGCTCCTACGCTCCGCGCAAGGCTACCGCGCATACTGGAAGATCGTGCTGGAGCAGAACCAGTCTATTATCGATCAGATAGACTTGCGTATTGCAGCACTGGAAGATCGCCAAAAGAAACTCCTGATCGAAATTCAAATCGCACCGGACAGACTCAAGTCGTTAGAGTCTAAAGTCGCACTCCTGCTCAGGGAGCTAAACGTTCCCGCCGACTTGGACAAGAAAATAGTGAGGGCGATGAAGCTCCACGGGCAGCTCGCACGCATGACGCGGGAGCTTGAAGGACTGCAATTGGAGCCGGAGCAGTTAGAACTACTAAAGAAAGCGGCAACGCTAGGTCTTGGCGAGGATCGGGGCGTATGAATATCAAACCTGAAGGACCCGGAGTATACCGTCTGCGCTTGCTCGACGGAACGATAGCAGTCTTTGAGGTACTGGACTCCAAGACTGTAAGAGTGTTCGAAGAAGGATCAGAAACTAAGCGCGAGGTCTCTACGGAGGAGGCTCGTGCGTTCTACGAACGTTTCTGCAAGGAAGATAAAGCCAAAAGAATTACCTAAGGAGGGTAAAATGGAATCGCGATTAATCAATTTCATCAAGTCGTTACCAGTTCTTGAGCCTCTTTGCCTTGCAACGGCAAGTCAGCTCAAGCCTCTGCCGCTTAATCCTGTGGACCATCTCGAAGTTGACCTCAACGATGACGGCAGGTATTTCGCCGTCAATCCAATCGCGTGCTATAAGGGCATGCCGACGGGACATCCGGCGTCTAGTGTAGCGCGTGTCACGTGGCTCCGGCGCGTGCCGGAGAAGGAGGAGAAGCCAAAGGACTCAGGGAATTGGATGCTTGCCGCAACAGATTTCACTGCTCTGGTCATGGCGAACCAATGGCCAGAAGACAGGTTAATCTTCAAGAGCGAGAATGCTAAAGCGCTCTATCAGTTCCTGCTCACACGGTTCTTGGTCCAAACCAAGACCGCAATAATTGGTGCAGAGTTCAAGCTTCTGCAGAAGGTCCCCGTCATGCCAGTGGACTTTGTGGAGCATCCGGACCCTGACCTACGTTTAGCAGGCTACCAGAAGGTCCCGCTCAGTATGTCTCTGGGACAGGAGGCCTTTGCGCTCTTCATGCAGCAGGGAACAGGCAAGACTCCTATCTGTGTGGCGCGTCTGTGCCTAGAGGCAAGACGCGCACGTCTAGGCAAGATGGGCAAGTCGCGAATGCTCCGCGTGCTCATTATCTGTCCGCGGCAAGCGCGGACGAACTGGCATAATGAGATAGACCGCTTTGCAGTAGTAGCGGGCAAGACGGTCATCCTGCGTGGAGGCAAGGTAGACCGCATGAAAGGAGTCGTGGATGCGATCCGAGACGAGAAGGACTGCGAATTCGGCGCGTGTATCTGCTCCTACGAGTCAATCGAAAACACGTGGTCGGCAATCGGTGCAGTTCCGTGGGACTTGGTCGTCGCCGACGAGTCGCACTACATTAAGAACGACCGTGCGCAACGCACACGAGCTCTGCACAAGCTCCGCGACGTAACTGGCAACAGGATGATCCTCACAGGAACTCCGATCGTCAATCATCTCACAGACCTCTGGGCTCAGTTCGAGTTCCTTTCAGAGGGTCTGTCTGGCTTCCTCAAGTATTCCCAGTATAAAAAGTTCTATGGCCTCTTCGAGAAAGCAGAAGGCACTGCAAAGAGGGGAGGCCTTGAGCGCCTCATTGGAATGAAGAACGTCCCTCTGATCCAAGAGCGCTTGTCTCGTATCTCGTTCAGCATCACAAAGAAAGAAGCTGGATTAAACCTGCCGGACAAAGTGTACGACATGTTCGAAGTACAGATGGCGAGGAAACAGCGCGAGTATTATGTTCAGCTACAGAAACAGATCGCACTGGAAATTAAAATGGAGTCAAAGACCAAGACGCTCACCGCGGATCACATCCTTACCAAGATGCTTCGTCTGGCACAGATCACATCGGGGCACATCAAGTGGGACCCGATTATGGATGACGAAGGAACTGTTATCGACTGGGCGAAGGTCGAGCAGATCTCACGCGTCAATCCAAAAGTGGAAGCTTGTGTTGACATTATCAAGGCAGACCGCGACGCCGATCCCAACTCCAAGACAATTATCTTTGCTACATTTAGAGAAGACCTCCGTGTGTTGGAAGCACGATTCAAGCAGGAGGGAATCAACCACGTTTGTTTCCACGGAGGCGTGAAGGACGCAGACCGTGAGATTGCAATCACGCGCTACAACATGGATCCCAAGTGCGAGGGATTCTTGGGGAACCAGAAGTGCTGCTCAGAGGCTCTTAATCTTTTAGGCTACGACTATGTGACAACCAAAGCTGAAGACGCTCAGACGTACACTACGCGCGTCATCTACTTCAGCCAGAATTGGTCGCCAGTAGAACGCGCACAGTCCGAAGACAGAGCTCACAGACGTGGGACTGCATGCAATCTGCAAGTCACTGATCTTGTTGTGCCGGGAACAGTGGACGAGCAGATCCGCAAGAAGGTCGCTGGCAAGCGTACAGCGGCTGAAGAAGTACAGGACATCAAAGACATAATGCGACAGGTCCTCGAGACTGATGTTGGAGGGGAAGACGAATGACAAGTCCTGCACGCTGGCTCGACGTGATGGAGGAGAGAAGGACAACGTGTTGGGAAGTCATATGAGCTAAGGAGGGCTCTCAATGACAACTAAGTCACTGGAAGAAGAAATTCAAAACATCCTTAAGTATGCCACGAGGGAGGACATCGCGAAGCTCTACAAGGTAATTGTTGTCCGCGGCGAGATGTTGCGCTTGCAGGTCGCAGCACAGATCAACGAAGGTGACCGCGTGGAGTTTAATGCGCGCGACGGGAAGCTGAGAAAAGGTATTCTACTCAGTATCGGCGGGAAGAATGCTAAAGTTCGCGTAGACAACGGTTGGAATTGGAGGGTTTCAATCCTACTGCTTCGACCGGAGGCAAAATGAACTTAGACCTAGTCGAACGTTTCTGCAATCGGAACTTCTCACAACGTGTTAGCGCGGTGGACGTTGTGCCGCATTACGACGTAGACCATGAGTTGAAAGGAGCCTGTGTTACACGTATCCACGTCCCACGTCATTTGCGTGGGAGTGGATATGGTTCACATGCTCTCGACAATCTGTGCGTCTGGGCGGACATGTATTCAATACCTCTGTACTTAGTTCCCGCTCCAGGTGATGACATGGGACTAACGTTTGAGCAGTTGCTAGATTGGTACGGCTCCCGTGGATGGGACCGTAAAGAGGGCGGATACTTTGTTAGACAGCCTAAGGAGGGCTAAACATGACAGCGGAACAACTTCAGAAGCTCAAGCAGGAGTTACAGAATCAAGTAATTATTCTGCTCGCCGAGAATCGTTACGCAATGGCGCGTCGCGCAAGCTTCAACGTGCTGTACAATATCTGTGCTTTGGAGCGCGAGGACGCTCTCAAGATGTACGACGAGATGGTTGAAGATGTGCGCAAGCATTTCTTCCCACCGGACGCTCGCGCGCTCTGCATCAAGTATGTTGGGAAGCGGGTTCTCGTCGAAGTGGATTGTCGTCAGGTAGACGGCGTCGTCATGGAACCTAATCCTAAGTATCCGCTCTATCCGCGCGTTGCCTTCCGGGTAAGCGGGGAGCTGGATGTCACTCCCTTCACATGGGATGCTATCCGTCGCGCTGTGGACGAGAAGGAGGTGCTCTTTGGATGACAAAGGAGCGCGGGATGTAAGTTTCCCGTCTGTCACACAATCGCGGTCCTCGACACGATGTGGGGATGGAGAAACTACTCCGGTCCGGGTGACTCTATACCTTACTTTAGAATCAACTCTGAGAACCATACTTGCAGGGTAGTACAGATTCCGCATCCGGCCGCACGAATGTGGACGAGACGCGTGACATTATTCAGCATCACACTGATTCAACCAGACTGGAGTTTGACAAATGATACATGTAGACATTAAGATGGCTCTTAGTTTGCGCCCAGACGTACCGGAGTATAAGGTTGGGACTCCGGTACGCTGGAAGCAAACTAAGGGTGACGGATACCGTTGTGCGTTCGTCAACGACAAAGATGACTGCTTCTTTGCAATTGGACGCAAGGAAGACTATAGCGCAATGCTCGTAGACCATCCTACGTTGTGGAAGACGATTTGCGAGATGCCTGCAAACACTGTCTTGGATGGTGAGCTCTACGTAGACGGAGGCAAGTCGAGCGACGTGGTTACAGCATTGAAGGCAAAGGATCCGCGCCTAGTGTATGCTCCCTTTGCGGCTCCTGTGCTTAAAGGAGTAGACCTCCAAGCAATGGATCTAAGTGTGGTGCTGGAAGAGATACGTGGTTATGGGTGGACAACAACACTAGGTAATGAAATTCTGGTCTCTGGTGAGTCTGTGTCACTGACCGAGGGATTGGTTCTTGAGATGCTGAAGGACGCCTCTGCACGTAAGATCGAAGGGTTCGTTCTCAAGAACCAACACAACGCCGAGTGGTACAAGCTAAAGCCACAAAAGACGGTGGACGTTGTTGTAATGGCGTGGGACAGTGGAGTCGCGCGTAACTACGGCAAGATGGGAGCGCTAATTTGTGGTCTATACGACGAGAGTGGTAAGCTAGTCGAGATCGCAAACGTAGGAGGCGGATACACAGACGAGATGCGTCGTACCTTTAAGCCAGAGAACACAGAAGGACGTGTCATCGAAGTTACTTATCAATCTGTCGCAGCAAAGGGACGTCTTCAGTTCCCCCGCTTCGAACGGTTCCGGGACGATAAACCTGCCGAAGACTGCAAGCTCAGTCAGATTGGAAGATAATCATGGCACGAGGTCTAACCATTAGGCGCAAACACGGAGAGAGCGTAGTCCTCTTCGTAGACGGGAAGGTAATTGGTTCCATCCGCTGCACATCTAAGAACGCTTCTCTTGAGTTTGACTTTGCGGAGTCGGTCCGCATTAAACGTGAAGAGTCCATGAGCCTAAAAGAACGGGAGGCCAAACGTGAAGCGAATGATTGATTTGTCGATGCTGCTCAACATCCAACGGCGATCTGTGGAAGTTGGACGAGACATGCACACTGCCGTCGCGTCGTACCTTTATGACTGTCCAATAAATGAAGTTACAGCGGAACAACGCGCTCAGGCAAAGGTTTGGAACTTTGGACTCTTGTACCGATCACCGTCCCGGACGGTCTTTGGCGCTCTCAAGACTCCTGGCTACCACGAGAGAGACAACAACAACAACGCTCACTCTGGCTTTGAGGGACATGGCGTATGAGCAAAACAGACAGTTCGATTGCAGGCTTCTTCGGATGGATCAACGAGCGTCATGCAATCTGGCATAGACGCAACGTTGAGAAGCTGCCGAGGCCTTGGTCGCAGGATGAAATCTTCCTCGACTACAAATTCACAAACACCTTCCGAGAGCTAGACAGAGGGACCATTGCATTACACGAGATGATCGACAGTCTCTGTCACGCAATGGAGGTCCAAGACTTCGAGCACACAAAAGAGAAGCGAACGCAACTTGCGAAGGAGTTAGTTTTCAACGTCATGTGGTACAGGCTGTTCAACTGCGACTTCCATGCAAAGGAGCTAGGCTATTGCTTGCGACCGGAGCAGGTCATCGACTATATGCAAGCAAAGGCAAAGCGTGGAGAGAAGATCTTTACGTCTGCACACCTTTGCACTGTACGTCCGGGAAAAGCAAAGGTTGACTCCTACACAGAAGCAGTAATGGACGCGTGGGATGACGCGCATATTGTTGTTGAAGCTTGCAGGACACTCCGCACCATGAAAGGAGTCTACGACACACTAAAGCAGTTCTACCTCATCGGTGGATTCGTCGCATACGAAATCACATGCGACTTGCGCTTTACACCGTTGCTCCAGGATCCTGTGGATAGACTTCGGTGGGCGAACATTGGTCCAGGAGCGGACAGAGGGATGTGTCGTCTTGGTCTGTCAAGCACAATCAACACAATGGTCTGTCTGCACAGACTGGCAATCGGTGATTGGAGCAAGTACACAGACTCCGTAGACGAGAATGCTTTCGAGGGAATGAACACTAACGACATAGACATTATTAACGACGCTAACTTTCAAGGCACGCGCGTCGGTCCGCATGTCCTCAATGCTCCAGTACCATTCGAGTTGAGAGAAATCGAACATTCACTGTGTGAGTTCGATAAGTTCGAAAGAGTCCGGCTGGGACAAGGGCGTCCACGCCAGAAATTTAACGGGAGGACAGATGGCTAAGATCTATGTCGCAGCGAGTGCTTCAAAACTCACCGAAGCAAAGCAGGTCGCCGCGAAACTCAAAATGGCTGGACACGAAGTCACTTCGCGCTGGCTACTTGGAGCAGCGGATCTTTACACCGGAGCACGCGGTGAGCAGTCAAAGATCGAACACGGAATAAAGTGTGCGGAGGAAGACTTTGAAGACGTGACTGCGGCGAATGTTCTTGTCCAGCTCACCGGAGACACAGAAACAAAGGGTGGACGTCATTCGGAATTGGGAATCGCGTTGCACAAGAACAATCTGTGTATCATCATCGGTCCGCGAGAACAGGTTTTTCATTATCATCCGCGTGTCTTTCTCGCTCGCGACGTGGAAGAAGCACTAAATCTCATCACAGTCGCAGCGGCAATCGGCGAGGGGACTAAACAGCACGGCAGCACGTATAGGGAGCAGCACAGGATACCCTAAGGGTTTAGGAGCGTTTTCATGTCGGTTAAAGCAAGGAGCTCCCCCATGGGCTCCCCTACGCACGGTTCCAGGTGCCTAGCTTTACAAGTTAGGCACCTGCCGTGCACTACTCTTTAAAGGAGCAAAAACAGGATGCGAATTTACATTCCCACTCTCGGAAGACGAGACAAACAAATTACATTCAACACGTTGACAAAGTTCTGGCAAGAAAGAACGTGGTTCGTCGTCCACAGACGCGAAGTAGAACTATTTAAAGGACATCCGAATCTCGTTGTCGTCGAAAAGATCGGTGCTCCTCATGCACGCCAGACAGCGGTTGATCACTGCTTAAAAGGTTTCCTTGCAGGTGAGTGCTCTGCGTCATTGTTTATGTTTGACGATGACTTGCGATTCTCTCAACGCGTCAAGGATTGGAACATCGACACAAATGTTCGCCTGGAACAGATGAGGCCTGACGATCTGCACAAGGCTCTCGAGCTCTTCCAGGAGCGTCTCGATGATTATGCTGCTGTCGGCATGTCCGCGCGAGGGATGAACAATCAAGTCCCCGACCATCCATACAAAGAAGCGGGACGGCTGATGCGCGCATTTGGTGTTCGCGTGGACATTCTGGACTACAAGAAGATCCGCTTCGACAAATTCGAATACTGGGAAGACTTCCATGTCACACTGGAGCTCTTGAAGAATGGTTATGCGACTTACGTTTCGACTGCACACTGCAACGACGGCATAACTAATGCTGACGGAGGTTGCAGCGAGTACCGTAATCGCGATGGACTGCTTAAGACACGCGGGGAGTTCATTGAGTATCATGCTCCTTACGTCAAAGCAAATGACAAGAGCTCCGAGTCGTGGGGCAATACAGACGAATCGACGATGCCGGACATCCGGATCGCATGGGTCAAATGTTATGAGGACGCAGTAAGGAGGTTTCAAAATGAAAGCAAGAGCGATAATACTAGCAGCAGGGAAGGCGGAACGGCTCCCGAACAAACTGCTCCTTCCGCAACATAATCTTTCACCCGTTATTATGTCGTCGGTCATCTATGCGCAGATGCTGCTGAAGTCAGTCAACGGGAACGCGGACGATACAAAGCCGATCGTCGTTGTGGACACTCCCGGGAGTCTCGTGCATCTGTTTCTAAAAAGATGTTATGCTGACTCTCTTGAGTATGTATTCCAATATCCTATTTCTAGGGTATTGGAACACATGTCCGGAGTGTGTGGTGCCTTGCTCACGGCATGGAGTCCTCTCTACGGAGATGATGAGTTCTACGTGCTCTGCGGGGACAACATCTATCCTAGCTTCGACGCAATGCATCTACCGACCGAGCGTGGAGCAGTGTGCAGGAGCGTCTCCGTAGATGAAGCCTGTGATCTTGTTACTTGGGAGCCTACGAAATGGCAACGCGGATTAGGTTCTCGCGAAGGATCACATTCTAGTGAATACCTTGCGCTCACAACTCCATGGATGCTCACGTCTGTAGATTTCCAAATGCTAACACATGGATTGTCGAGCGGAACACTCATGTACGACTCCGTTGTGGAGTGGTTCAATTTAATGCAGATGCGTCCTTACGTTGTTAAGCGCGGAGAGTGGCGCGACATGGGACGTTCATCGTCAGCAATAGCTTACTGGGAGCTCACTGATGAACAAACATGACAGCAAAGAACACCTAGACGCACAAGAACGCGTCTACAACATGATCCCTCCGCGGCATAAGCCTAAGAGCTTGTTCCGACGAGACGCGAACACACTGGCATACGAGTATGTGAAAGGAGTACATCCAGACACAGACCTCACAATCAACAAGTCTCATCGCGTGTGGAAGCTTATCTGTCGTCCAAGCGTCATGAGACCGGAAGAGAAGTTGCGCATTCTATGCACTGCAGAGTACAGACTCTACATCATAGAGCGTGCATACCTTACTTTCCAAGGCGACAACCTAGCGCGCATAAGGGACGCCCTTATTGTGTGGTGCAACGAAGCGCGCAAATTTGTCTACACGGAGTTCATCCATGGTGATTTCACTCTCGAGAACATTATTATCGACCAGGAGTGGGACGTGGTCTACATTGATCCTGGAGTGGATCGCGGCTTAACTGTTATTGAGATGGACGAGTCGAAGATGCTGCAATCGATAATCACACAATGGGAACATATCCACCGTGATCGGCTTCCTTGCAGGGTCCCACCTCCGTTCGAAGTTCTACCAGAGCACATTGTTCTGCTCTTGTCGCATTGGATCCGATTACTGGCGCATCCGGAGAAGCACAGTGAAGAGATTCAACTGTACGGGGTTCAGCAGGTTGTTCCGCTGCTGTTGGAGGAAATAGATGCATACAATGCTGGTAGACATGGACGGAGTCCTAGTGAACTGCAAGCGGAGTGTATACGTCGCATACCGTCAAGCCTGCTTGGAAGATGGAATCGTTCTGAACAAAGACGCGTTCCAGAAGTGTCTCTGGGGAAAGACGTGGAAGGACGGTCTGGGCAGTCTATTCCCGAATCTGGACGAACTAAGCCTCCTCAGGATCAAGCTTCGCAAGGACAATTATTTCCTCCAGTGTAAAGTGGAGGTCAATGAACCCGTAGTCGAGATGGTGATCGACTTGAGCAGGATGGGCTATCCTATTCATATCGTGTCATCGGCGAGCTACGAAGCGAACGAGCACAAGCTGAGATTCTTACCAGCCTGTCTCAGCATGGTTCCGCGTACACACTCTGCTCCTAAAGGTATGGAGGTCTTCTGGAGACAGTTCATGGACCGCCATAATTATAAATTCGCGGTTCTGTTCGACGACGACAGACGGGTCTGTGAGGCAGCGAAAGCGCAAGGCATTAAAGCAATCTGTATCGACTCCTTGGAGGACCTATGAAGCTCCTAGTACACAAGTCCGAGCTGAGCAAGATCACCATACACCACTACAACGCTATCCGGGAAGCGTTGCCGGACTTGGAGTGCATTGTGTTCAAAGAGGCGGATGAGATTCCGTCGCTCAAGGACGAAGAGGTATTCAAGATTGGTAACAGTATGTTCCTTGGCAGCGAGATCTTCGATGCGCTGAAAGAACGTCTGCAAGAGTGCAATCGCGCGGTCCTGATCACAGACGACTACACCACACCTCCTCCAACACAGGTCCGGCAGGGTATAGCAGGTAAGGACAACGTGATGCTCACCACATGTCCCAACATATATGATCATGTGAACCACAAGACAGTCTGGTCGTCGTGGATTCGCAATGTGATCTATGTGAATTGGAACCTCGCTACGTGGCACCCTCAACCGCTGCGAGAGCCGGAGCTAATCGGTAAGCTGTTCTACTACGGTGCTTTCAGAGAGGGAAGAGTACCTTACTTTGAGAAGTACCTTAACAATCCTTACACAGTTATCTCGACTACGCCGAAGGGTGAAGATAAGCTTGAAGAGTACTGCTACGACTCAGTCTTCACGCAGCGAATTCAAACAACTGATTTGTGGAAGGCATCCATGACCGTCTACATGGAGGACATTGGAAGCCATAAGATCTACTCGTCGCCTGCAAATAGGTTCTGGGAGTGCCTTAGTAATGGTGTCGCAATGCTTATCGATCGCAATGCTGTTCACACCTTGCAGGAGTTCGGTCTCGATGTTCCCGACCGTTGGATCGTTGATACAACGGCGGAAGTTGAAAGTCAGTTGGCGAATTGGAAAGCAATACGTGAAGAGCAGCGGGAGCTCTGGCAAGCAGACTATCGTGGTCAGCTGATCGAGCAAATCAAAGAGGCGTTCAGACTAATCAAAGAGGAGTGCTAGATGAGAATACGCAAGCGCGACGGGAGCATTCAACAGTTCGATCCGCGAAAGATCAGGCGCGCGATCCTAATGGCCTTTGCGGAGGTCCATCCAGGTAAGCCAGTTGAGATGAGCCCTCTCGAGTCGTCCGTCTTAGCATTCCTCGACGGCCGCGAAGTGGACAGTGACATCTTCGACATTGAAACCATCCAAGACGTCGTTGAGCAGGTTCTAATGGCTCACCAATTCTTGGACGTCGCAAATGCGTATGTCATCTACCGTCACGAAAGAGCGAAGCTACGTGCGTCGCGGCAGAAGCCCGACGACAATGCTCCGGCGGACTATATCCATCTTGCCAAGTATGCCAAGTATAGGCACGAATGGAAGCGGCGAGAAGTATACGCTGAGACCGTGAACCGTGTGAAGGACATGCATCTTAAGAGATGGCCGGAGCTGTCCACACAGATCGAAGACGCGTTCGGCTATGTGTATGACAAGAAGGTGCTGCCTTCTATGCGGTCTATGCAGTTCGCAGGAGCCGCTACGATAGCACACAATGCTAGGATGTATAACTGTGCATTCACCCTTATCGATCGTGTGCGATCGTTCCAAGAGACTCTCTACCTTTTATTGTGCGGATGTGGCGTAGGGTTCAGCGTACAATGGCAACACGTTGACAAGCTCCCGCGTCTCGGTCGCGTCAACGAGAAGTCTGTTGTCCACTACACCATCCCGGACACCATTGAAGGATGGGCTGACGCTGTCGGCATGCTCTTCGATTCATACGTCAACGGTTATTGTGTTGAGTTCAGTTACCATTTGATTCGCCCAGAGGGATCGCCGCTCAAAACGAGCGGAGGTCTGGCTCCTGGACACTTGCCGCTCAAGCTCGCGTTAGAGGCGATTCGTAATGTCTTACACGTTGCTCAGGGTCGCAAGCTGAGACCGATTGAGTGCCACGACATCGTCTGCTTCTGTGCTGAAGCGGTCCTTGCAGGAGGCATTCGTCGGTCTAGCCTTATTAGTATCTTCAGTCCCGAAGACACAGAGATGGTCTACGCGAAGTCTCATGGTGTCTTCGAACCGAACAAGCTCAACGCTCAACGTGAGATGGCAAACAACTCCGCTACCTTCCTACGCAGCAAGGTGGATCGCGCGTCGTTCGACAGGGTCATCCGAGTCGCACAAGAAAACTTTGGCGATCCGGGCTTCTACTTCACAGACAATCTCGACTACGGAACCAATCCGTGCGGAGAGATCGGCCTCAACCCTACGATAGACGGTAAGACAGGATTCAGCTTCTGTAATCTCACCATTGTCAACGCGGCAACGGTCAAGGATGAGAGCGACCTGATAGAGCGTATGCGTGCCGCTGCGTTCATTGGAACCTTGCAGGCTTCCTATACCGATCTGGAATATCTTGGTGGGACTACCATTAGGATCGCACAACGTGATGCGCTCATTGGCGTGTCTATGTCCGGCATGATGGACAACCCTGCAATCGCATTCAACCCTGAGCTCCAACGTAAGGCAGCACGCACGGTCTTGCATGAGAACGTTGTGACCGCTATGCAGATCGGTATCAACGCGTGCGAACGTGCTACTACTGTAAAGCCCGACGGCACATGCGCATGGGAGCTAGGTGGGATAGGTAGCGGCATTCACCCGCGACATGCGCGTAGGTTCTTCCGCCGCTTTACAGCTAATCCGTTGGAGCCCGTCGCGCAATACTTTCGGAAATACAATCCACACATGGTAGATGTAAAACCTAATGGGGACCTCTCTATTGTGTTCCCTATCGAGATCGCATCGGACGCCATGACCGTGAAGGACATGCCTGCACTGGACTTTATTGAGAGGGTGATGTCCACGTACGACAACTGGATTGTTCCAGGCACTGTGTCCATGCACAGTCCGGGCCTCACGCACAACGTGTCTTGCACTGTAACGGTCAAGGATGACGAGATGCAAAGTGTGCTCGACACAATATGGGACAACAGACATCGCATAACGGCGATGGCCTTCGCACCATATATGTTGGACAAGAAGTTTCCATACGCACCGAACGAAGCGGTCGAGACTCCGGCCGACGAGGTCAGGTGGAACTATTACATCGTTAATTACAAGCCAGTACCGTGGAGTGAAATGAAAGAAGAATGGAATGCATCCCTCGCACAGTTAGAGCCAGCGTGCGGAGGAGGCTCGTGTGAGGTCCGATGATGGTGCCTTTACCTTTAGGAGCGCTGTGAACCGTCCTAGGAGGGACAATGAAATGAAAACCGAACTTTTCGCAGACTACGGCGCGTTTCTTGCTCGCGCCGATAAAAAGGTTAATGGTACGACGCAAGCTTTCGCGTTGCAGAACCACATAGATCTGGACCTTGACTCTGGAAACAACGGATGCTGGAATATGTACTCCGGCTGCTCCGGCTGTGCCGACTGCCTCCACTGCCTCCGGCTGCTCCGACTGCTCCCGCTGCCTCCACTGCTCCGACTGCTCCCGCTGCTCCCGCTGCCTCCACTGCTCCGGCTGCTCACGCTGCTCTCGCTGCCTCCACTGCTTCAACTGCTTCAACTGCTCCCGCTGCCTCCACTGCTCCGACTGCACCGACTGCACCGACTGCACCGACTGCTCCCGCTGCCTCCACTGCTCCGGCTGCTCACGCTGCTCTCGCTGCTCTCGCTGCTTCAACTGCTTCAACTGCTCCGCCGTGAATCAGGTGCTAAAATAGTCCGCGCTGTACAACACAAAGGAGGGTGACTGATAGACGAACTCACTAGAGAGTGCTTCCGCTCTATTGTACGAGAAGGTGAACCGTCCTAGGAGGGACAATGAAATGAAAACCGAACTTTTCGCAGACTATAACGAGTTCCTTGCTCGCCCTGATAAAAAGGTTAATGGTACAACGAAAGATTTCGCGTCGCAGAACCACATAGATCTGGATAATGATGTTGGAAACAATGGATGCTGGAATATGTGCTCCGGCTGTGCCTACTGCACCGACTGTGCCGACTGCTTCCACTGCTCCCGCTGCTCCCGCTGCACCGACTGCTCCCGCTGCTCCCGCTGTACGGGCTGCACCGACTGCTCTCGCTGCTTCCGCTGCTGGGACTGCTCCGGCTGCTCCGGCTGCACCGACTGCACCGACTGCAAAGGCTGCTCCGACTGCACCGACTGCCTCCACTGCCTCCACTGCTCCGACTGCAAAGGCTGCGCCAGTTGCTCCCGCTGCTCCGGCTGCTCCGACTGCCTCAGCTGCCTCAGCTGCTCCCGCTGCTTCAACTGCTCCGCCGTGAATCGGATGTTAAAATAGTCCGTGACAACACAAAGGAGGGTGACTGATGGATGTCTACGTCTATCAAGACGAACTCACTAGAGAGTTCTTCCGCTCTATTGTACGAGAAGACAAGGCTGCACTCAAGCGGCTCGTTGCTCATGTTCGTGCAAAGGAAGGAATCATTGGTCAAGCCACATTGACCAAGACCTTTATTATAGGTGTTGCTGATAAGAAGATTGCTATTAACAAAGTAGATCTTCACGACCAGACTGATTTCTTTGCATTCACGCCGGAGCGTGAGTCACTCAGGCTGGACGGACAGTACTCGTGGAACATGGATTGGGCATGGTTCAAGCATGAATAATACAGGAGTTCTTGAGAAGTTCAATCAGTATCAACGCGTCGCGATCAACTTCCCATGCGGTGAACCAAATGAGTCCGTGATGCGTCGCTACAATCATGAGCACAAGCTTGCAGGTATGAAAGTGTTCTGCGCGTTTACGGTTCACTATCGCAACGGTCGTGCGTATTGGATCTGTGTGTTCGCTGTCCCTCGACCAACAAAGCTCAACCGGATGATTCAGTTCCGGCAGATGAACGATGTTAGTGAGGTCCTCAAGACTGCAATCGTTAACTACGCAAACAACACGCTGCTAAAAGGTGTAGGGACCTGTGAGGACGATACTACAGGGACCGAAGCTCGAGAGATGCTGTATGTCCTGCGTCCATTGTCGGAGCAGGAGTTACGTTATGTTGACCCGCGATGGCTTCGGGCTATGGAGGAACGATATGCGGTCAAAGTTGCTGCTGATAGTGCTATACCTGCTGACTCAACACGTCCAGTCAGGGGAAGTCCAGAGGGAACCGAAGGTGCTGTGGGATCGCCTAGTGGAGCAGGCACAAATGAAATCGCGGCTGAAGCCAGCAGAGTACGAGAAGCTCCTAAAGAAGACAAAGGAGCGGATCCAGGAGCGAGTGAACAACGGGATGAGCCAGACGGCAGCGGAGCTCCAGCTGATCAAGGACTATCTGGCGGACAACGGACCTAAGTTCGTCTATGGACCGGAAGCGTGTACCTTGCAGGAGCTCTATATGTTTTGTCATTATGTGCGAGTCCTGCAAGAGTACAAATATGTCTTCGAAGACTGGGAACGCTATCGCCCAGAGGTCTTCGCATGGTATACATACCTGATGGCATTGGAGGTTACAAAGTGAAGCTCATGATCATTCTCTGCCTTTGTACGTTGGCGAAAGCGGAATCGTTCCAATACGAACACAAGCCAGAACAGGACGGTACGAAGTTCATCACCAAAGGAAACTGGTTCCCCATCCGCGACGGATTGATGATGACTTGCGCACACAACGTAGACGTCAAGAAGGTCCCTCTCAAAGAGATCTTAGTCAACGGAAAGAAAGCAAAAGTCGTCGCGTATGACCGCGAGCTGGACCTTGCCATCTTAAAGTACCCGACTTCCGACCCTGTTACCCTAGGCAACAGGCTAACCGTAGGGTCGGAAGTGGTAATACAAGGGGAGCACGGACCTGTAGGAGGGCCAAATACACGTAAGGCAGTTGTAAGGCAGTTGTATTGGGAGGGAGGTTTTAGGGCTCGGCTAGGCATGGATAAAGTACCGATGGTTAGAGGCCTAAGCGGTGCTCCCGTCTTGGTGGATAATAAGGTAGTAGCAGTCGTGTCCGCTGGAGTCGAAGGAAAGGGGAAAACAGAGATAGACCCAGACGTATGTCTGGTCATCCCCATAGAAGTCATACAGGAGGTCCTAAGGAGGTACGACAATGCCGTATATCAAAAAGAATGTTGTGATTGACGATCAGTTGAACTACCTTGTCCGCGAGATTCGTGTTGGACTGGAGCGAGATCCAAACACAGGAGAGATGAACTACATCATCTCTCGTCTGCTTCAGATTCTTCCATCCAACACGTATTCCAGCTTGGAGTCTAAGATCGGCTTACTCGAATGCTGCAAGCTGGAGCTCTACCGTCGCGCGGTCGCACCATACGAAGACATAAAGATCCAAGAGAACGGTGACGTGTATAAGGAGAAGCAATGAAAATATCATCCTTCACAGTAGAGGACAAAGACCCTTCGCGCGTAGACATCCGGTTCGTCGTCCCTGTGCCCGACTCCGCGCCGATCCTCATGTTCGTTCCCATAGTAGGCAAAACAAAGGCCGAGCAGTTAGACCGCCTAGGGGACGTTCTCACCGTGCTGCGAGACAGCGTCGAGGACATCTATAAAGCGTTCGATGAGTGGGACGGACGTAGCCAAGACTATCACGACGTCGAGCAGAAGGCAAAGGTGTCACAGATAGAGCGAGACATACGTTTAGTTCAGGCTCTCACACAGAAGCTCGCAGCTCTTAATGCAGGAAAGTGATGAAGACTGAGAGCGATGTGCAGCGGATGTTCATCAGGGCGTGTGAGAGCTGCAATGGACTAGTGTTGAATATCCATGGTCACGCGATGCAGAAATCGGGATGGCCAGACATCTTCGTGTCACATGCACGTCTCGACGGTGGATGCTGGATAGAGTTTAAGAAAGACTCCAATCAGTGTGACACTAACCAAATGCTCAAACTCGAGAAGTTAAGACATCGAGGGAGTCACGCATTCGTTGCACGCTATTTGAATAGCGATGGATGCCTGTATGCAGAAGACAGTCGACAGAATTCACTAGGCTTGTATATGGAACTGGACGTACTCAAGGAAAGTGCCTATAACGCTATTGAATTCATTCAGGAAGTGCAACGTTTGTCGGTGGGTACCTGAAGGGGCCATACCATTCCTGCAGTCCGTCTGCTTCTAAAACTGAACACACTCATTTATAAATAAAAGGTACTATATATATATATATACTACTACTCGGGATCAATAAGTTAAGTATAAGTAAGTAAGTAGTAAGTAGTTAAAAGTTTTGGATGAGGGTGTTCAGTTTTAAATACAGACGGACTGCAGGAATGGTATGGTCCCTGAAGGGGCCATGTCGATGTACACTCTCTATACAGGGATACAAATAATGAAACCGCAAGATCCATTCGTTCAAGCGAGAATAATTAACGAAGACCTCGCACGTGCAGACGCAGCAAAGAAACGCGACGACGAACGCGCGTGTGATTGGGGCGATCCCGATGACGTGTTGTTTTATAAGTCACAACGTCAACTCGCCGAGAAGAAAGCATTGTTGTCGAAGCTCGTACCAGATTATAAATGTCCTGAGTGTGCGGGACTTGTAGTAATGTTACGCTCGTGGGTCATAAGCAAAGACAAGTCACGTGCTTTGTGTAGGTCATGTTTTGACAGGATACGCTGCAACGCGCCAGTGATTACACCTATGGAACTTAACGTAACAGTATTTCGTCCCTTAGAGAGATGGGCTTTTGATGCGGATGCATTTGTCACAACGAGACGTGCTGTAAACGTGTCACAGAATGAATTTGCTAGACTTGTAGGCTGGACGAGATCATATCAACGCAAGCTGGAAGGGGGAACTGTGGTGTCTTGTTCGCGAGAGACACGTGAAACAATTCTAAAAGTGTTCGAAAAGCTGAAGATCACTACGAGAGATGGGAATCCGTAACTGCAGGAATGGTATGGTCCCTGAAGGGGCCATGCTCATGGTCAAGTGATCTTGTGATTCCGCTTGTTCTTCCTCGTTCTTGTGGTATAATGTTAGAGGGTATCTTAATTAACCATGCAAAAGAAAAAGTTATCCCGCGCGGAAAAGCGATTCGGATATGTAGACGACTATTCTAAAGACGCGCAAATCGTGGGACAGTCCGCGTTGCGAGGTCCTCCCCCCGCGAACCATCCACGTCAATGTCACTCGCGGTCTAAGGCCTCGGGAAGTCGTTGTCGTCGGTGGGCATTAAAGGGTAGTGAGTACTGCCAGATCCACGGAGGTCGTCGTTCAGTTGTTAATCCACGCATAGAAGATAAACTAATGGCAGGCTTCTACTCAAAGCGACTCAGCAAGAAGTTCCGAGATCGTCTCGCAGAGATCGGGGACGATGAAGTATTCAGTCTCGAAGGTGAGGTCCGCATCTCGAAGGACCTCTGTTGTGAGGCTCTCGCGCTCTACGATAGTATAGTAGTAAACGACTCGTTGAGTGGAAAACCTAATAGAGACGCAATGCAGTCGCTCGCGCATCAAGCATTGCGGAACGCTGTTGAGCATGTAACAAAGATCAGCGAGAGTGCTGCAAAGGTCGACACACTACGCAAGGACAGAATCCCTGCGGTGAATATCGAGCTGATCGCTGCTCAAGTAACAAAGATCTGCATGACGAACTTAAAAGAGCATCCCGAATTGCTACAAAAGATGTTGAAGGACATCGAGGACATAAAGATACTCGAGACGTCAGACACGAAAGTAGTGCTCAGCATTTTATGACGATAAATTTAGGAGTCTACTATGGCGCTTGACCTCGATCTTCGCAATGTACCGTTCAAGGTCTTCACCGTTCCGGCTGGTCAGGGACTAAAAGTTGCGCTGCCGCGCGAAGATACGACACTTCGCCATCGTGCGCGCAATGGCGTAGGCGGTGATTCTGCCACCACTGACACGCTATTGGTCTATCAGGAAAAAGATCACACCAATGCCAATCCAGCTTTGGCTGGAGACGAAGGCACCCAAGAAACAAAGATCGTCTTGGAGCCTGGAGACAAGGTCAGCTTCCGTCCCTGGGACTTGACTCAAGGCAACGACGCGGAAAACGAAGTGACGCTGTTCGCTGTGGTCGGTGCAGTCTCCGTTCAATTCATGCGCGGCGCTCTCGATCAGCGCGGCAAGTAACACTTAATTTCGGAGGAGAAATGAAATGGCTGATTTCAATGCAAACAAATCGTTCAAGGCGATTATATCAATCCTGGTCGTGAGCGGACTAGCCACAGTCGGATATTTATCGATTGCGAATTATGCCGACTACGCCGAGGTCGTCAGTCCTGCTGCTCCTGCTGCTGGCAAGGTTCGCATGTATGCGAAGGACGACGGCAAATTCTACAAGAAAGACAGCGCTGGCGTTGAGTCCTCACTCGGCGATGGATCGAGTGATGATGCAAGCAATCTGATCACAGGCACGTTAAGTGATGCAAGATTATCCAACAACGTACCGCTGAAAAACGCGGCGAACGTCTTCACACAGACCACGACGTTTTCAATTCCTATCGCTGTATCCAGCGGCGGGACGGGCGCAACGACATCCTCGACTGCAAGGAAGGCACTGAACACTGCGAAAGCCCTCGCGTCTGCTACGTTTAACGTCACGACTTGGACAGCCAGAGCTGCCTCCGAGGTTAATTTCTGGGCTTCAGTCTGTTGGTCTCCCGAACTGAGTTTATTTTGTGCCGTTTCAGGTGACGGCACAAACCGAGTCATGACCTCCCCCGACGGAACGACTTGGACTGCCAGAGCTGCCTCCGAGGCTAATCAGTGGAATTCCGTCTGTTGGTCACCAGAGCTATCTTTATTCTGTGCCGTTTCAATCGGTGGCACAAACCGAGTCATGACCTCCCCCAACGGAACGACTTGGACTGCCAGAGCTGCCTCCGAGGCTAATTCTTGGTATTCCGTCTGCTGGTCACCCGAACTGAGTTTATTTTGCGCCACTTCACTCAGCGGCACAAACCGAGTCATGACCTCCCCCGACGGAACGACTTGGACTGCCAGAGCTGCCTCCGAGGCTAATTCTTGGCGTTCCGTCTGTTGGTCTCCCGAACTGAGTTTATTTTGTGCTGCTTCAAGCGACGGCACAAACCGAGTCATGACGAGTCCGAACGGAACGATCTGGACAGCCAGAGCTGCCTCCGAGGCTAATTCTTGGCGTTCCGTCTGCTGGTCGCCGGAACTGAGTTTATTCTGTGTCGTTTCAACCAGCGGCACAAACCGAGTCATGACCTCACCCGACGGAACGACTTGGACAGCACGTGCTGCTTCAGAAGCTAATCAGTGGCTTTCCGTCTGTTGGTCGCCAGAACTGAGTTTATTTTGTGCCGCTTCAATCGACGGCACAAACCGAGTCATGACGAGTCCGAACGGAACGACCTGGACAGCCAGAGCTGCCTCCGAGGCTAATTCTTGGTATTTAGTCTGTTGGTCACCCGAGCTGAGTTTATTTTGTGCCGTTTCAGG